GAAGTGAAAGAACTTCCCTTGGAAACTGAAACAACTGTCGAGACGGTAGTACTGCTTTCCCACAAAAAGCCAGACGGACATATCAACGTAAAAGTTGAGTTTGGCGAAGGTGAGGGAAAAGTTCCGCTTGATAATATCGCTAAAAGAGCCGAAGAGTACAAGCCCAAGGAACGAGTGACCTACAAAATGATAAAGGAGTACATAGAAGCTAAATACGGCTTCAAAGTACATACCGCATATATCGCAGAGGTAAAGAGAGATTTAGGCTTGCCAATGTATGATGCTCCTAATGCGGTAGAAGAATTGAAACAGCCGAGGAAGCATCCGACAGCGGAGAAAGTGGAAGCGATAAAGGATGCGTTGAAGCATTTTGAGGTAATTTAATAATGATGAGCGTATCATTAAAAACAGTGGTACGCTTATTTTTGTCCCTTTTTGCAGATTTGTCCTTTCCCCTGCTTTCCAATATAATGAAGCTAAAGAAGTGGAGGTGTGCTTATGAGAGAGAAATTTAATCATCTGTATTTGGATAGCCACGAAAGAAAACTTTTGATACATAGCCTTGTAGAGTTAAAAAGTCAGCTCATTCAGCAAGGCAGATATACGGATTGTGTTGACGAGCTTATTTTTAAGGTCATAAATGCACCGACCAAGAGAATGAAAATTGAATATGTCTAAGGCAAATTACAAAGCCGCTTATTCTTATTGATTTTAAGAGTAGGCGGCTTTTTTGCGTTCTCTGGTACTGTTTACATAGCCACCTTGACAAAGTGGCTAAATCTATGCGAAAGGAGGACGCATCTATGTCAAATTGCAAAGTGATTGCTCTGACTAACCAGAAAGGCGGTGTCGGAAAAACAACCACAGCGGTCAATCTGGGTGTAAGTCTGGTACAGCAGGGTAAAAAAGTCCTGCTGATTGATGCCGATGCACAGGCAAATCTCACGATGGCTCTGGGTTATAACAGACCAGACGATATTCCCATAACGCTTTCTACTGTGATGCAGAACATCATAGACGATAAAACGCTTGATGTTTCACAGGGTATTATTCACCATAGCGAGGGCGTTGACCTGCTTCCGTCAAACATTGAGATGTCGGGCTTTGAGGTAAGGCTAATCAATGCAATGAGCCGTGAGCGTGTGCTGAAAACCTATGTCAATGAGGTTAAAAAGAATTACGACTATGTGCTTATTGACTGTATGCCGAGCTTAGGTATGATAACCATCAATGCTCTGGCGGCGGCTGACAGCGTGATTATCCCGACACAGCCCCACTATCTCTCGGCTAAAGGTCTGGAGCTTTTGCTTCGCTCCGTATCAATGGTCAAGCGGCAAATCAATCCAAAGCTGCGGATAGACGGTATCTTAATGACTATGGTAATGCCCCGTACCAACATTTCTAAGGAGATTACGGCAACGGTCAAAAGTGCATACGGTCAGAAAATCAAGGTGTTTGATACCGAGATACCTCATTCTATCCGTGCGGTGGAAGCTACCGCAGAAGGCAAAAGTATTTTTGCTTACGACAAAAGCGGCAAGGTTGCCGCAGCCTATGAGCAGTTAGGAAAGGAGGTGGCAGAGATTGGCGAGAAGCAGAGAAACCAAAATCGAGCTGACCGCATACGATGACCTTTTCCAAACGGACGAAAGCCGTGAGGAAGCAAAGCTCTCTAAGATAAGGGATATTCCCATATCGGAGATTGACGAGTTTCCAGACCACCCGTTCAAGGTTTTAATGGACGAGGATATGGAACAGCTTGTCGAGAGTATCAAGCGAAACGGTGTAATGACCCCTGCGACAGTTCGCTTAAAAGAGGACGGACGGTATGAGCTTATCAGCGGTCACAGGCGAAAAAAGGCTTGTGAACTTGCGGGGCTTGAAACGCTGAAATGCGAGGTTAAAGAGCTTACCCGTGACGAAGCCATTATTGTGATGGTGGAAAGTAATCTCCAACGCTCCGTTATTCTACCAAGTGAAAAAGCCTTTGCGTATAAAATGCGGTTGGAAGCTATGAAACGACAGGCAGGCAGACCCGCAAAAGAAAATTATTCCCCAGTGGGTAATAATTCTGAGTTCGCTACTTCAAGTGATGAACTTGCCGAAAAAGTCGGTGAAAGCAAAAATCAAATCTTCCGCTATATCCGTCTAACGGAGCTTGTGCCCGAAATCCTGCAAATGGTAGATGAAAGGCAGATTGCTTTTCGTCCTGCGGTTGAAATTTCCTATCTGACCGAGGAACAGCAATACACCCTGCTTGAAGCAATGGAGTACAACGATGCTACCCCGTCATTGGCACAGGCTATCAAAATGAAGAAGTATAACCAAGACGGCAAGCTCACTTCCGAGGTTATCCAGTCCATTATGGAGGAAGAAAAGCCCAACCAGAAGGAAAAATCTGCTTTCCGTGACGAGAGGATAACCAAGCTCATTCCCAAGACTGTTCCCAGAGGGCAGGAAACGGATTTTGTTGTCAAAGCGTTGGAGTTTTATAACCGACACTTGCAGCGGAACAAGGCTCACGAGAGATAGCCACACACCGAGGGCGAGGTCTGCCTTTTTGAGTGGATAGCCATTATTTTGGCTTCCCCCTCTCCACACCTCACCCCCTAACTACTGCCAGTAACTATCCGAGAAAAGAAATACTTTAAGCTGTCCATAACGGGCAGCTTTTTCGGTCAGTAAGGCAAAATATTCAATCCAAATTACAGGAGGTAACTATGAAAATCCCTAAATTATTCAAAAAGGCTGCGGCTTTTGTAATGGCTGCGGTCACGGCATTATCCATAATGCCTGCGACGGCGTTTGCTGCGGGTGACATCGGGACGATTTCCTTTTCCCACACCTATGACAGCAACGGTAATGCGATGAGGTACAATTCCAGTGCGAATATCGGCGGCTATACCGCAGGCGGAACGGGAAATTACAAGTACCGTATGTTTGTGGACGGAGAGAATGCATTTTGTATTCAGCCGGGAGTACCGCTGAAAACAGGAAACACCTTGAAAAAGGCTTCCTCTGATACTTGGAACGCCCTTTCAGCCAATCAGAAAAAGGCGGTTGGACTTGCCCTGCTCTATGGGTATCAGGGCAACCGAAATAATCTGTCGGGAAGTGATGATGAAAAATGGCTTGCCACGCAGACCCTCGTATGGGAGTTTGTCACAGGCTGCCGTGAAGCCACAGGCTCATATAACCAGACAAGCACCACCGTTTACAGCCTGCACTTCGGTTCAAATTATGCCAACAGCGGAGCAAGGGCAGTGTATGACCAGATTGTTGCAATGCTGCGTGAGCATAACACCATTCCGAGCTTTATGTCGGGCGGTAAGAATGACATCACAAAGGAGCTTGCCTACAAGGACGGAAAGTACAGCATCACATTGACGGACAGCAACGGCGTCCTTTCCGATTACAGCTTTTCAAGCTCTGACAGCAATGTGAGTGTATCGAAGTCTGGAAATAAGCTGACAATCAGCTCCACCGTAGCTATCAGCGGTTCTGTCCGCATTACGGCAAAGAGGAACAATGTGCCGACTGTCAGCAGCAGTGCAAAGCTCATTGCCTATGGCGACCCGAACTTGCAGGATTTGGTAACAGGTGTGGAGAATGCTGATACCGTGTCTGCATATATCAATATCGAAACGCCGACAGGCACGATTGCCCTCAAAAAGACTTCTGAGGACGGAGTTGTGGAGGGTATCTCTTTTACAATCAAAGGTGATAACTTCAATAAGACAGTTAAGACAGGAAAGGACGGCTCTGTCTCCGTGGAGGGATTATTCCCTGGCACTTATACCGTCACAGAACAGTCCATTGACCGTTATGAGCCGCAGAAAACCCAGACCGTGACCCTTATTGGAGGAAAAACCTCTACTGTGACCTTCAGCAATACTTTGAAGCGTGGCAGTCTGGAAATCGTCAAGACTTCCGAGGACAATCTGGTGGAGGGAATGAAATTCCACCTTTACGGCACATCTTTAAGCGGCTTGCCTGTTGACGAGTATGCCGTGACTGATAAAAACGGTCTGGCAAAGTTTGAAAATGTCCTTATCAGCGGCGATACCCCGTATGTGGTTGAGGAAGTGGATACCGCAGTCCGCTATGTCGTTCCTGCTTCCCAGACAGCTCCGATTGAATGGAACAAGGTCACAAAACGCAGCTTCGATAATGTATTGAAGAAATTCCAAGTGACTGTGACAAAGACCGATGCAGAAACAGGTTCTCCGCAGGGCGACGCTTCTCTTGCGGGTGCGGTTTACGGCATTTATAAGGGTGAGGAACTGATTGACACCTACACGACTGATGAAAACGGTCAGTTTACGACCAAGTATTATATCTGTGATAATGATTGGACTGTCCGTGAAATCAGCCCGTCCGAGGGGTATCTTCTGGATACTGCAATCCACAAGGTAGGTGCAGAACCAGAGTTATACACGGTAGAGCTGAACAGTACCGCAAACGATGTGAATGAACAGGTCATCAAAGGCAATATCGCAATCATCAAGCATACGGACAACGGAGAAACCCAGATTGAAACACCTGAAGAAGGTGCGGTATTTGAAGTGTTCCTCAAATCCGCAGGCAGCTATGAAAATGCAAAGGAAACCGAGCGTGATGTGTTGACCTGTGACGAGAACGGCTTTGCCCAGACAAAGGATATGCCGTATGGCATTTATACCGTCCGTCAGACCTCTGGTTGGGAGGGACGTGAACTGATGAAAGATTTTGATGTGTTTATCAGCAAGGACGGTCAGACCTACCGCTACCTTATCAACAACGCTAACTTTGAGAGCTATATCAAAATCGTAAAGAAAGATGTGGAAACAGGTAATACAATCCCGTATGCAGGTGCAGGCTTCCAGATTTACGACCCAAATGGAAACCTTGTGACTATGACTTTCACTTATCCCGAAGTGACGACCATTGACACCTTCTATACTACGGCAGACGGCGACCTTATCACACCGCAGACGCTGGAATACGGCAAAGGCTATTCCCTCGTGGAAGTGCAAGCCCCGTATGGGTATGTCTTAAATTCCGAGCCTATTTATTTTGATGTGGTGCAGGAAAATTCCGAGGAAGAAAGCGGCATTACCGTTATTGAGGTAGTACGCTCCAATATGGCACAGAAAGGTACAATTACAGTAGAAAAGTCTGGCGAGGTATTCAGCTCCGTGGCAGGCGATAAGGGATTGTATCAGCCGATTTTCTCTGTCAGAGGTCTTGAGGGTGCAGTCTATGAGATTACCGCAGCCGAGGATATTGTCACTCTGGACGGAACGGTCAGAGCCAAAAAGGGCGAGGTTGTGGATACCGTTACGACAGGAAAGGACGGTACAGCAAAATCCAAAGAATTGTATCTCGGAAAATATGAGGTTAAGGAAATCACAGCTCCGTATGGAATGGTGCTGAATGAGGAAGTCCATTCTGTTGAGCTTGTGTATGCAGGACAGAATGTTGATGTAACGGAAACGGGTACTTCTTTCTATAATGAGAGACAGCGTGTTGAAATCGACCTCATCAAGAGCCTTGCCATTGATGAAGCCTATGGCATTGGCAAGAACGGGGAAATCTTTGATGTGACCTTTGGCTTGTATGCGGCGGAGGAACTCACAGCTGCAGATGGAAAGACCATTCCTGCGGACGGTCTGATTGAGGTCATTTCCCTTGATGAAAGCGGTCACGGGAAAGCTATCAGCGACCTGCCGATGGGCAGCTATTATGTGCAGGAAATCACGACCAACTCCACATATATTGTCAGCGATGCAAAATATCCTGTTATTTTTGAATACGCAGGACAGGATACCGAAACTGTCCGCATCACAGCCAATGAGGGCGAAGCTATCACAAATGACATTATTTACGGCTCTGTAAGCGGTAAGAAATCTAATGAGGACGGAAAGGCTCTGGGAGGTGCAGTTATCGGTATCTTTAAGACAGGAACTACCGAGTTTACAAAGGAAAATGCGATTGCCGCTACCACATCAAAAGATGATGGTAGTTTTTCTTTTGCCAAAGTGCCGTATGGAACTTGGATAATCCGTGAAATCGAAAGCCCGAAGGGATATGTACTCTCCGAGGAAGAAATCGCCGTGACTATAGGCAAGGTGGACGAAGTTGTGGAAATCGAACTTGTCAACTACTTCATTAAGGGCAACATCGCTTTGACAAAGGTTGATGAGGATTATCCCGACAACAAGCTGTCTGGTGCGGTATTTGAGGTTTACTCCGATACTAATGGCGATGGGAAACTGGATAAAGACGATACGTTGCTTGGCGAAATGAAAGAACTTGACGGCGGCGTTTACCAGATGAGTGAACTCCGCTACGGCAAATATCTGGTAAAGGAAACCAAAGCTCCGACAGGCTTTGTACTTGATGAAAATGTGTATTCCGTATCCGTTGAGGAGAACGGCAAGACCTACACCGTGGAAAATAAGGCGGGTGTAGGATTTATCAATGCAGCACAGAAAGGCTCTCTTAAAATTGTAAAGACTTCCTCTGACGGTAAGGTGGAGGGCTTCTCTTTCCGTGTGACAGGCGTGGACTATGACCAAACCTTTAAGACAGATAAGAACGGAGAAATCGTGATTGAGGGCTTGCGGATTGGCGACTATACCGTATCCGAAGTAAGTGACAAGGCTTCCGCAGGATATATCCTGCCTGCCGATAAACAGGCAACGGTCAAGGTGGACGCTACGGCTATCGTGCAGATGCACAATGAGTTCAGGGATACCCCGAAAACAGGCGATGACTTCAATCTGGGCTTATGGGTAAGCCTTGCAGCTCTGTCTGTTGTCGGTGCGGGCGTTCTCGGATTTGTCAGCTATAAGAACAGAAAGAAGAAAAAGGAGGACTAATTGATGGACGCTAAAACCATTATCGCAATCGTGCTTGTCGTGTTCATTGTGGGTGCGGCGGTATGGCTGAATATCCGTAACAGAAAGAATAAGTAAGTGGTTGGGGCGGCTGAAAGATGCCGCCCTTTCCTTTATGGAGGTAAAGATGAGAAACCTAAAAACCATTGAAAAGAAAGTCAGAGCTGTTCTGGAAAAGAATGAAGATGCCAGAAATGACGATATGGTGCTGTATCTTGCACTTTGTAATGCCTGTCTGAAGGATGCAGGGGCAATGCCGCTTGCAGAGATAATGACGCAGCACAAATATCTCGGTCTGCCGAGTTTTGAGAGCGTCAGCAGGACACGCCGCAAGCTGCAGGCACAGCATCCAGAGCTTGCAGGGAGTCACCCTGTGCAAAAAATGAGAGCCACGGGCGAAAAAGCCTATCGGCGTTATGCCAAAGAATAGAGAGGTGCTTATGGACGAAGAAAAACGCTCCAATCAGAACTATGAAATCATCGAGAGCTGTACTATCGGGAGTACAGAGCTTGTCATCGGTCACAATCCCAACGCACCCAATCCTTATGTGTGTTGGTACTGCAAGGGCGGCTCAAATTATTTCTGGGGTTATTACACGAATGAGCTTGATGCTGCACGGCAAAAGCTGAATGAACGATACCAGTCAGAGTGCCGTATGCCCTATAATCAGCCTTCCCAGAAGGAGAAAAACGGTGATGACCGTGAGCGATAAAATAAAATATGACTGCACGACCTGTCCTTATCCCCGATATAAGGATGGGTCAGTTATTTTCTGCGATGTCTGTATTCGCAAGATTTTAGACGAGCAGAAAGAGAAAAAGGAAAGAAAGGAGCAGCCGAATGAGTAATGAAATAAAGACAAGACCTTTAACCCCGACAGAACAGAAATACACCTATGCCCAAAGTATGCAGCTTGAGGGGCAGACAGGCACTATCGGGCATCTGCGTGGTGACTTTGCCACGACGGGCTATGGCTTTTACACCACTTGGTTTGATACTAGACCACAATGGAAATCTGACGAATTTAAGGCAGACCTTGATACGGTCATCAATGCTTTACGGGAGGATAAAGGGCTTTTGCATAACCGCTATGATATGAGTGCGTTTGCAAGGCATTTTCCCGAAAGTGCTATCAAGGGTAACTATTGTACGGAGTACGGTTTCCGTGTGGATACGGAGAAACACGCTTTTCTGCTTCGGTGCAATCCCGCCAAAGGCGACTATAATTTTTACTGCTATTGTTATGTGAAGGAATGGCTTGATAAGCATATCCAGAAAGCAGAACAAGGTATCCGATTTATTGACCCTCAATATAAAGAACTGTTCCGTATCCCAGACGGCGGAAAGGTCATTGTCACAACCTCTTGGGGAGAGAAACGGGAGTATCCCTGCCGCTTCATTGATGAATACCATACCGAAGTCGGCAGCAATCTGTACCACATCTGCGAGTTTGCCGAGCGTATGCAGAAAAACGGGGCGACCTATGAGCCGAAACCTGCGGAACAAACGTCGCAGAAAACACCGAAGCACAAGGATTTAGAACGATAAGGAGGATTTAGAATATGGCTGTTAATCAGAAAGCCGTCAAGGTCTTGAATAAGGTCTTGGAAGCAGGTTTTACCGATGAAAAGGCGATTGCCGCTATGACTATGGACGATATTCTTTCTATGCAGGGCATCACGGTTGGGGATATTACCCTCATCAATGACCTGCAAAAGAGCATTAAATCGAACAAGATCATTTCTTTTCTTGGCGGTGATGCGGAGTGAGTAAACAGAAATATTTGAAACAGAAACGATAAGGAGGTGTAGGTTGAATGGCTGCGAAGTATCAGCTAATCACAGAGCTGTATCGGCGTACAGGCGTTGCGGTTGCAAAAAATCCGCAGGCGTGGCAGGGCTTTCTGTCCTCTGCCTGCCGCAACTATAAATGCCGTTATGACGAACAGCTTTTAATATACGCCCAACGCCCCGATGCTGTCGCCGTTGCGAAGCTCGAAACTTGGAACAGGCAGTTCAAGCGTTGGGTCAATAAGGACAGCAAGGGTATTGCCGTATTTGACCCGAAAGGTCGCAGGAATACGCTGAAATACTATTTTGATGTGTCCGACACCCACGAGGGCTATTATGGCAGCCGCCCTGTTCCGATATGGCAGATGGATGAGCGATACGAGCAGGCTGTTATGGAAAGGCTCTCGGACAGGTTTGGAGATGTGGAAAGCACTGACCTTGCTTCTGCCCTAATGGAAACGGCAAAGAACGCCGTGGAGGACAATCTGCAAGACTATTTTTCTCAGTTAAAGGACTGCACGAAAGACAGCTTTTTGGAAGAACTGGACGACTTTAATATAGAAGTCATTTACAGGCGGCTGGCAGCAAACAGCGTTGCTTTTATGCTGATCAGCCGCTGCGGTCTGGATACGAATGAGTTTTTTGACCGTGATGATTTTGCGGATATTGTAAATTTCAATACCCCTGCAACGATAAACGCCATCGGCGTTGCCACGAGCGATATTGCGGAAATGGCGTTACGGGAAATCTCACAGTCTATCCGAAATGTGCAAATGGCGGAAAAAGACCAGAATCGCACCTTTGCACAAAGAACGCAGGCTCAGTATGATAAAGGCAGACAACAACCCGAAAGGAGCGAATACAATGAGCAAAATCACTTACAGCAGACAGGGGGATTATCTTATTCCCGACCTAACATTACCGACAGAGCCAGAGCTTCCGCTTGGCAGGTACGCTTTGATGCACAGGGATTATCTGGAGAAGCACAAGCGAGTGACCTATCTCAATCTGCTGACATCGGGCAGGCTGAACGGGCATCTGCACGAGGTAGAGCAGACAGCACTCCAGAGTTTGGAGCTTCTGACGAAGCAGCTCTCAGCCGAGCAGGGCGTGACAGAGGAACTGAAAGAGAAAGCACCGATGCAGTGGGTCGGACTGATGAACAACATCCGCAGCCAAGCGGAGGAAGTGATACTGACCGAACTGATTTACAAGTAAGCGTTGCCAAAGAGGATGAGGTTAGGGTCAATCTTCCAACCGTAGATGAACAAATCGAAATGATAGCAAAAGCAGAGGACGAAAATGCCTCTGCTTTTGCTATTTCCAAAGAAGATATTGACTCCGTGCTTCAGAAAGGCAGTGGCGTTGCGGACGGAAAATACCGCATCTACCGCCAATTCCAAAAGGGCGAGGACAGACAGAAAAATATTGAATTCCTTAAAAATGAGTATGGAACGGGCGGCGGTACGCACATCTTCCCCGATGGTTTCAGCGGTCATTCTTGGCATGACAGCAAAGGTCTTGCCATTGACCGAAACGGCACTTATACCAATCACGACCTTGTGTTGAAATGGTCACAGGTTGAAAAGCGTCTGCGTGAGCTGATTAAGGATAACCGCTATCTTAATCCGAAAGAAAAAGACCATTATGCCGATTATCTGGAGAGCGTGTCAGCTCCCCAATATGAGATTGACACCCAGAGGAAAATAGCAAGGCAGCGTTTTATTGACGCCCACCGTGACTTGCCGCTTGCCGACAAACGGGATACCCTTGCTTTGCGGCTATCTGACTTTATCCGTGACTTGGACAGGTACGAAAAAGACCTGTTATCTGTTGTGGGACGAGGCGACCTTGCAGATGTTACCGCCGAGCAAATGGAACAGCACTTATCCGACCCCTCAACTGTTCAACAGCTCATAGACTTTCTTGCACAGGTACAATGGAAAACGACCTCAGTTTTCAGCCGTAGTAATGGGTGGAAGTTTACCGAGGAATTAAGGGAGCTGTACCCACTTTGCTACCTCTACAATGAGAGCGATGTGGTGTATATCGGTGCGGATAAATATGAGATTGCAACACTTACCGAGGAAAAGGTCTATCTGCAAAATGCCGAGTTCCCTATCTTGGGGCAGGAATACATCCGAGCCGACTTTGAAGAAAAGCTAACGGAAAATCCTGCAAACGACCATCTGAAGGTGGTCGTAACCGAGAAACAGAGGACAGAAGCACCGTCCGAGAAAAAGCAGGACGGAATACAGTTTTCTATCGGTTTTTCCGAACACCCTGCCTTTTATGACAGACAGCTTAATGACCGCTATACGGATTTGAGCTTTGCTCTGGGTAATAAGTTGCTTGGTATTTTGGACGAGAAACAGCACCGTGAGCGTGAGGGCGATAAAAATATCGGGTGGTATCACAAGACAGATTTTGTTATCAAGGCTGTTATCGGCGGCGAGGAATTTAACTATGAAGGGCGGTTTGATATTGGCGATGGTGAGGGCGATTTAATTGCCCACATTAAGAATTTTTACGATTATGCCTTATCGCCAAAGGGCGAACAGCTATATGGAGATGACCGAGAAAGCTTGCTCCGTGGCAGAGATGAGTTTATCCCATTCTTGGAACAGCACACCGAGCTGACCCAAGAGGACGAGAAGCTCCTTGATGAGATTATGGCTACCGAAAGTGATTGGTACAGGACAGCCGAGGAAGCCGAAGAAAAACCACAGGTGTATGCCGATAAACTGAATGGCTCAGAAGCTCCTGCCATTGAAACGGAGCAATCCACAGACGACCTCATAGGCAGGGAAATCATCATAGACAACCGTAAATATCTTATTGAGAGCATCGGGAAAATCAGCGGCGATGTGTCCCTGCGTGACATCACATTCCAGAACAATGTGGGTTTTCCGATAAACCGAGTGGAGAAAATCGAATATATCCAAAAGCTATTGGAACAGGAAAAAACCGAATTACCACCCGAAGAAAAAACAGAAGCTCCTGCCACAGACCGTCATAATTTCCGTATTACCGATGACGCCATCGGTGTCGGCGGAGCAAAAGAAAAGTTCCGTAACAATATGGCGGCAATCAACCTGCTGCACGAGCTTGAAATAGAAAACCGCCTTGCCACACCCAAAGAACAGGAAGTCCTGTCTCGGTATGTCGGTTGGGGCGGTCTTTCTATGGCATTTGATGAACACAATGCAGCGTGGGCGGAGGAATTTAAGGAGCTATATGCCAGCCTATCCCCAGAGGAATACCGTGCCGCTATGGAGTCAACGCTGACCGCTTTTTATACGCCGCCTGTTGTTATCAAGGCGATGTATGACGCACTTGACCGCCTGGGCTTTTCACAGGGAAATATCTTGGAGCCGTCCTGCGGGACAGGCAATTTCTTTGGTCTGCTTCCCGAAAGTATGCAAAACAGCAAGCTCCACGGCGTGGAAATCGACTCTCTCACAGGCAGGCTTGCAAAGCAGCTCTACCCAAAAGCGAACATTGCCATTGAGGGCTTTGAGAAAACGAATCTCCCAGACGACCATTTTGATGTAGTCCTCGGCAATGTGCCTTTTGGGGAGATAAGGGTCAATGACAGCCGATACAACGCCCAGAAGTTCCTCATACACGACTACTTTTTCGCAAAGGCTCTGGATAAAGTCCGTGCCGGCGGCGTTGTGATGTTCATCACCTCAAAGGGTACGATGGATAAAGCAAGCCCAGAGGTACGCAAGTATATTGCCCAGAGAGCCGAGCTTTTAGGTGCTATCCGACTGCCAGACAACACCTTTAAAGCAAACGCAGGCACGGAGGTCACGAGCGATATTCTTATCCTGCAAAAGCGTGACCGAGTGATGGATATAGAGCCAGACTGGGTACACCTTGATACGGACGAAAACGGTATTACGATGAACAGATATTTTGTCGAACACCCCGAAATGGTGTTGGGCGAAATAAAGATGGAAAGCACACGCTTTGGTACTTTTGAGCCTGTTTGTAAAGCCCGTAAGGATATACCACTTTCCGAGCTTCTGTCCAATGCAGTTCAGCGGATAAACGGCGAAATCCCAGAGCTTGATAATGGGGTTGATGAAATCTCCGATGAGCAGGAGCTTTCCGTTCCTGCTGACCCGAATGTGCGTAACTTCTCTTTTACTCTGGTGGACGGCAGGGTTTATTTCCGAGAGAATGACCGTATGCAACCTGCTTCTGTGTCGATGACCGCAGAAAATCGCATTAAGGGACTTATCCAAATCCGTGACTGTGTGCGTAAGCTCATTGAGTATCAGACCGAGGATTACCCAGAGGAAATGATATGCACCGAGCAGGAAAACCTCAACCGTCTGTATGATGTTTATACCGCAAAATACGGTCTAATCAACAGCCGAGGAAACTATCTTGCTTTTGCTTCAGATGAGAGCTACTTCCTTTTATGTTCTCTGGAGGTGCTTGATGATGAGGGCAACTTCAAACGGAAGGCGGATATGTTCACGAAGCGGACTATCAAGCCCCACCGAGAAGTAACTTCGGTTGAAACAGCAAGTGAAGCCCTTGCCCTCTCTATCGGGGAGAAAGCCCGTGTTGATTTGCCTTATATGGAGCAGCTCACAGGCAAAACGCAGGCTGAGCTTGTGCAGGATTTACAAGGTGTTATCTTCAAAGTACCGAACTGTGAGCCTGTTTCCTATGCAGCCGCAGACGAGTATCTGTCGGGAAATGTCCGAAACAAGCTGACGGTTGCGGAGCTTGCTGCGAAGAATGACCCAGAGCTTGCAGTCAATGTGGATGCCTTGAAAAAGGTCATTCCCAAAGACCTCTCGGCGGCGGAAATCTCTGTCCGTCTGGGTGCGACTTGGATACCGCAGGACGATATACAGCGGTTTGTGATGGAGCTTTTAACTCCGTCAAGCTATGCCGCAGGCAGATTAAAGGTACGATACACCCCGATAAACGGAGACTGGTTCATAGAGAATAAAAGCTCCGATATGGGGAATGTAAAGGCGGACAGCACTTATGGTACGAAAAGAGCTTCCGCCTATCGCATTATTGAGGACACCTTAAATCTGCGTGATACCCGTATCTTTGATTATGTGTATGACGAACACGGCAATAAAAAAGCGGTGTTCAATGCAAAGGAAACTACGGCGGCACAGGCGAAGCAGGAAGCCATCAAGCAGGCGTTTCAGGATTGGATATGGAAAGACCCAGAACGGCGAAACCGCCTTGTCCGTTATTACAACGACACTTTTAACTCTGTGCGACCCCGTGAGTATGACGGAAGCCATATCACTTTCGGAGGTATCAGCCCAGAAATCACACTAAGACCCCATCAAGTCAATGCCATCGCCCATATCCTTTATGGCGGCAATACGCTCCTTGCCCATAAGGTGGGAGCAGGCAAAACCTTTGAAATGGTAGCCGCCGCACAGGAAAGCAAATGGCTCGGCTTATGCCAGAAATCCATGTTTGTTGTGCCAAATCATCTTGTCGGTCAGTGGGCTTCCGAGTATCTGCGGCTCTATCCGAGTGCAAATATACTTGTGACAACAAAGCGGGATTTTGAAACGGGAAACCGCAAGACGTTCTGCGGCAGGATTGCCACAGGCGACTATGACGCAGTCATTATCGGGCATTCGCAGTTTGAAAAAATCCCGATGAGCATAGAACGCCAGAGGGAGCAGTTGGAAAAGCAGCTTGATGATATTGAGCGTGGCATTGACGATGTGCAGGCTTCCAAAGGAGAGCAGTTCACGGTCAAACAGCTAATGAAAACCCGAAAGGCAATCAAGACGAAGCTCGAAAAACTCAACGACACCAAGCGTAAGGATACGGTTATCGACTTTGAACAGCTCGGCGTTGACAGGCTTTTCATTGATGAGAGCCATTTTTATAAGAATTTGTACCTCTACACCAAGATGCGGAATATAGGCGGTATCGCCCAGACCGAAGCCCAGAAATCAAGCGACCTCTTTATGAAGTGCCGCTATTTGGACGAAATCACGGGCAACCGTGGCACGGTTTTCGCAACGGGTACGCCTGTTAGCAATTCAATGGTTGAGCTGTACTCCGTTCAGAGGTACTTGCAGTATGACACCCTTGCACAGAACGGTTTGCAGCATTTTGACAGTTGGGCTTCTACCTTTGGAGAAACGGTTACAGCTCTGGAATTAGCACCCGAGGGATATACTTTTATAGGACGATGAATTTAACTGTCCTAAATTGAAAAATACATAAGGAAGGAGGTAAAAAGAATGTCAAGGACTTCAAGAATTACAGCACTTTACGAGCGTTTGTCGAGAGATGATGACCTTACCGGCGAGAGTAATTCTATTACCAATCAAAAGAAATACCTCGAAGACTATGCCCGTAGGAATGGCTTTGAAAATATCCGCCATTTTACCGATGACGGATTTTCGGGTGTGAATTTCAATCGCCCCGGTTTTCAATCTCTGATAAAAGAAGTTGAAGCAGGAAATGTAGAAACCTTGATTGTTAAGGATATGAGCCGATTAGGGCGAAATTATCTGCAAGTCGGGTTCTATACGGAAGTTCTGTTTCCACAGAAAAATGTCCGTTTCCTTGCAATTAACAACAGTATTGACAGTAACAACGCTTCGGATAATGACTTTGCTCCGTTTTTGAATATTATGAATGAATGGTATGCCAAAGACACGAGCAACAAAATCAAGGCTATATTCGATGCCCGTATGAAAGACGGAAAGCGTTGTAGCGGTTCTATCCCTTATGGGTATAACCGACTGCCGAGCGACAAACAAACGCTTGTGGTTGACCCTGTGGCTTCGGAAGTGGTAAAGCGTATCTTTACTCTTGCCAATGATGGCAAAAGTACAAGGGCAATCGCAGAAATACTGACCGAAGAAAAAGTTTTAACCCCTGCGGCATACGCAAAGGAATACCACCCCGAACAGTACAACGGCAACAAGTTCACAAACCCTTATCTTTGGGCAATGTCAACGATAAGAAATATTTTAGACAGGCAGGAATATCTCGGTCACACCGTTTTGCGAAAGTCGGTAAGCACAAATTTCAAACTTCACAAGAGAAAAAGCACAGACGAAAAAGAACAGTATGTATTTCCGAATACACACGAGCCTATCATATCGCAGGAACTTTGGGACAGCGTTCAAAAACGCAGAAGCAGAGTAAATCGTGCCTCGGCTTGGGGAACGCACAGCAACCGTTTAAGCGGATATTTGTACTGTGCCGATTGCGGAAGAAGAATGACTTTGCAGACACATTACAGCAAAAAAGACGGTTCTGTGCAGTATTCTTACCGTTGCGGTGGGTATGCAAGCAGAGTGAACAGTTGTACCAGTCATTCGATTAGTACCGATAATGTTGAAGCCTTGATATTATCATCTGTCAAACGCTTTTCAAGGTTTGTTCTGAATGATGAACAAGCATTTGCTTTGGAACTGCAATCTCTTTGGAATGAAAAACAGGAGGAAAAGCCGAAACACAATCAATCGGAACTGCAACGCTGTCAGAAACGCTATGACGAACTCTCTACCCTTGTTCGTGGCTTGTATGAAAATCTTATGTCGGGATTACTGCCCGAAAGACAGTATAAGCAACTGATGAAACAGTATGATGACGAGCAGGCAGAGTTGGAAACGAAAATGGAAACGATGAAAACAGAACTTGCCGAAGAAAAAGTAAGTTCCGTTGATATTAAGCATTTCATTTCGCTGATACGCAAGTGTAAAAATCCTACGGAAATCTCCGATACAATGTTTAATGAACTTGTTGATAAGATAGTGGTTTATGAAGCAGAGGGTGTGGGAAAAGCACGAACACAAAAGGTCGATATTTATTTTAACTATGTCGGTCAAGTGGATATTGCCTATACCGAAGAAGAACTTGCCGAGATAGAAACACAGAAAGAGCAGGAGGAACAGCAACGCTTGGCAAGACAGCGCAAGCGTGAAAAAGCCTACCGAGAAAAGCGAAAGGCACAGAAAATCGCTGAAAACGGTGGCGAAATCGTTAAGACAAAGGTTTGCCCTCATTGCAACAAAGAGTTTATCCCGACAAGCAACCGACAGGTGTTCTGTTCCAAAGAGTGCTGCTATCAAGCAAGGCAAGACAAAAAGAAAACAGACCGAGAAGCAGAACGAGGAAATCACTATTACCGACAGCGTGTATGTGCTGTGTGCGGCAATTCCTATTGGCCTACACACAGCCAACAGAAATTCTGCTCCGAAGAATGCCAAAGGGTAAATCACAATAAGAAAACCTTGGAGTTTTACCACCATAAAAGAGAAAAGGAGAAGTCGCAATGCAAAGATTTATCACAGACGAAAGAACGGGTATCCGATATGAACTTATCGGGGACTATTACTACCCCTGCTTAACCGCAGAAGAAAAACCTTTGCTTTCAAGGTACGGAAGAATGCGAGAGCGATATTTGAAAGAACACAAGCGAGTTTTATATTACACTCTGATGACAAGTGGAAAGTTATATGAACACCTTGCCGAGATTGACACTTCGGCTTGTGATATGGCTGAATATCTCATAAAGGAAATGGCAAGAAAGCAAGGCGTTACCGAGCAATTAAAGGCTGTGGATATGATGAGATGGATAGGATTGATGAACAATATCAGAGCTTGCGTAGATGAAATCGTATTAAACGATATTGTGTATTCATAACGGAATACTATCCGAAAGAGAACTGCTGTCAAGTGATGGCAGTTTTTCTTTTTCGGCAAGTGTTCAAGAAGTTATTAAGTCGGGAGTGCAGTCGAAGTGGGCAAGTTGAAAAATTCACAAAAATGTGGTATAATATCTTTGTTCATTAGAGCGATAAACTTGAATTTGAGAGGGAACTTAGATGGTATTTGAAAAAATTGATAAAAATAGTTGGAACAGAAAAGAGTATTTTGACCACTACTTTGCAAGTGTACCTTGTACATACAGCATGACCGTTAAAGTGGATATCACACAAATAAAGGAAAAGGGAATGAAACTATATCCTGCAATGCTTTATTATATTGCAATGATTGTAAACCGCCATTCAGAGTTTAGGACGGCAATCAATCAAGATGGTGAATTGGGGATATATGATGAGATGATACCAAGCTATACAATATTTCACAATGATACTGAAACATTTTCCAGCCTTTGGACTGAGTGTAAGTCTGACTTTAAATCATTTTTAGCAGATTATGAAAGTGATACGCAACGGTATGGAAACAATCATAGAATGGAAGGAAAGCCAAATGCTCCGGAAAACATTTTTAATGTATCTATGATACCGTGGTCAACCTTCGATGGCTTTAATCTGAATTTGCAGAAAGGATATGATTATTTGATTCCTATTTTTACTATGGGGAAATATTATAAAGAAGATAACAAAATTATACTTCCTTTGGCAATTCAAGTTCATCACGCAGTATGTGACGGATTTCACATTTGCCGTTTTGTAAACGAATTGCAGGAATTGATAAATAGTTAACTTCAGGTTTGTCTGTAACTAAAAACAAGTATTTAAGCAAAAACATCGTAGAAATACGGTGTTTTTTGTTACCCTAAAATCTACAATTTTATACATAACCACAGGTTAGTACAAAGACCTTGTGTTTCTTTTTGAAAGGCTTAAAACAAGGATTTTTCCTTGATTTAATCCCCGAAAAGCAACACAACCAAGGTTTTAGTATCAATCTGTGGTTTTTATATTTTCAGAGAAAAGGAGAACAAGAAAAAATGAAACTAAATGAAAACGAAATGAATTTCAGCGTACCTCTTGAAATCATCAAGGCAAGTGAAATCGAGCCGAAAGAAGTAAAGTGGCTATGGTATCCGTATATTCCGTTTGGTAAAGTTACGCTATTGCAGGGAGATCCGGGCGATGGGAAAAGCAAGTTAATGCTTTCCATCGCCGCCCTGCTCTCAAAGGGCGAACCTCTCCCCTTTACCGAAACGGAAGAAAATGAGCCTATGACTATCATCTATCAGACAACGGAAGATGACGCAGACGATACCGTAGTACCCCGCTTCAATTCTGCCGGCGGAGACGGAGAAAATCTTATCTTCATCAAGGAAGATGAAAAGACTTTATCTTTCGGAGATAACCGCATTCGTGAAGCGATTGAAAAGTACAATGCAAAGCTTCTAATTCTTGACCCGTTGAGTTCGTATATCGGAGAGAATTGCTCTATGAATAATGCCAACGAAACACGAGCGGAGTTTAACCATCTGATAGCGGTTGCAAAAGATACGGGTTGTGCGATTGTCATTATCGCTCATATGAACAAGATGAAAGATAATAATCCACTCTACCGCACCAACGGCTCGATTGACATTGCGGGTGCTGCAAGAAGCATTCTTGCAATCACACGCACACCGAACAAGGAAGCACCTGCGGAAAGATATTTGGTGCAAGTGAAATCAAATCTTGCTCCGACAGGTTCGGCAATTCTTTTTGAGGTTGCCGAGAAAGGTGTGAACTTCATTTCCGAAATGGAAATGACAGCCGAAGAAGCGTTTTTATCTCTTGCCCCACAAATAGGCAGACCGAATGAAAAAGAGATGAAAGCAAAATCATTTCTCATTGAAATGTTGCAGGGCGGAGAAATGCTTTCTTCGGATTGTGAAGAAAAACTTGAAGCCGCAGGGTTCAAGAAATCGACCATCAAAAAGGCAAAGAAAAACGCAGGAGTTATCTCCAAGAAGAAAGGTTTTCTTTGGTATTGGTCTTTGCCGATGAGCGATATACCGAGAGAATAAAAACAGAATGCCTGTCGGTGGGACAGTCTGTTTTTGTGATTGAGGTATCAAAGGAGGTCAAGGGGGAACACCCTTGCCCACGACATCTTTGCAGACGAAGTCTGAAAGTGTCATAGTGGGTTACACACATTCAAAGAATGTTGTGTAATGGCTTCGCCCTGCCGAGAAAGGAGAACGAAAATGGCGAAAAACAACAAAGCGGATATGAGCTGTGCAAGGGTTAAAAAGTACACCGCTTCCGATGTCAGCAAGGCAGAAAGACACAACGAGCGCAAAAATGAAACCTATGAAAATATGAATGTCATTGAGGAACGCATACCTTTTAATGTGCATTTCAAAAAGCCTTTTGCTCCGACCTATATGGAACAGTTGAAGCAGATGGAAACCAACGGGCTGGTGTCGCTCCGTGGGTTGAGAAAAGACGCTACACTCTTTAACGAGATTGTGATTGATGTGAATACGATGTACTTCGAGCGTAACGGTGGTTATGAGTATGCAAAGCAGTTTTATGAAGAAGCCTATCATTTCATCGAGGAAAAATTCGGTGCGGATAATGTTATATCGGCAGTAATGCACGCTGACGAAATCAATGTAGCTGCTACCGAGGAACTCGGAAAAGAGGTTTACCATTATCATCTGCACGCTATGGTATTGCCCGTAGTCGAAAAAGAAATCTTATGGAGTAAGCGTTGCAAAGATGAAAAACTGCGAGGAACGGTTAAGGAAGTAGTCAATCAGATTAGCCATTCAAAGAAATGGAAATCGGATATTCCGCTAACCGATGAGAAAGGTAATCCGTTATTGCGAAAGAACGGAAAGCCGATGTTCAGAGCCTCATACAGCATACTTCAAGATGAATTGTTCAATTATATGACCGAGCAGGGATTTAAGGGGTTTCAGCGTGGCGAATACGGAAGTACAGCAGAACACTTGACCTCTCTGCAATATCAAATCAAGCAGGACAAGGAACGCTTGGAGAAACTGCAACAGCGTATTCAGAAAGAACAAGTGAAATATGAGCCTGCCCGTCATATCTCAAAGACCTTAAACGAGATTGACGGTATGGGACAGAAAACCTTTACAGGCAAGATGGCAATATCCAAAGAGGACTACTCACAACTGACTGCACTTGCCAAAGAGGGCATTACAAGTCGTGCCGAAATCAAGTCATTAGAGCAAAATGCAAATTATTACAGGCAGAAGTATTTTGACAGTGCAAACGCACTTGAAAGAATGAAAACCAAATACAACGAGCTGAAAGAAAAATGCAAACCGTTTCTTGAAGCATTGGAACACTTCCCCGAAGTTGCCAAACTTTTCACCGAAAAAGCAAGGCAACTTTTTTCTTTTAAGGAAGAACAACAACGAGCCGAAAAAGAAGCAAGGGAAAAAGAAAGACAAGAGCGTATCAAGGCACGAAGAAATAAGCGTAATATGGAAAGATAATCACTTCGACTACACTCCCGACTTAATGACTTCTTGGACTGTTGGGAATGTATTTTCGGGCAGTAATCGGGACACTTGGCAAACGAGTGTCCCATATTTTTTGAAAGGAAAGGAAGTGAAACGATATGGAAAACAAAAATTCAAGTTATTCGGTGCAAATTGGAAAGACCACTTTTATTGTGTGCGTAAAGCAGTCGGAAACCGCCAAAAAGCCGATAGAAAAGGTATTTAAGGATATATGCAGACACGAGGTTCAGGAAGATTTCTTTTCAGCCGGTTTGTTAAGTTTAGAAAAATTAAAGAAATCATCTTGACAAATTCGTTCCCGAAGGCACGAATTACCGAGCCAAGACGAGGTTTGCCAAGTTCTATAACCTGCCAGAGCTGATGCAGATGTTCCGTGAGGTGGCGGATATTCAGACCGCCGATATGCTAAAGCTCCCCGTGCCAAAAGTCAATTACCACAATATTAAGACCAAGCCGAGCGAGATGCAGACTGAGATGGTAGCTTCCCTTGCGAAGCGGGCTGAGAAAGTCAGGGCAAGGCTTGTCGAGCCAAACATCGACAATATGCTCAAGATAACCAATGACGGACGGAAACTGGCTCTTGACCAGAGAATGATTGACCCGATGCTGCCAGATGACCCAGACAGTAAAGTCAATGCCTGCGTGGATAATGTGTACCGTATCTGGGAGGAACACGCCGATACCAAAGCGACACAGCTTGTGTTCTGCGACCTGTCCACCCCGAAAAATGACGGTACTTTCAATGTCTATGACGATATGAGGGAGAAACTGATAGCCCGTGGTATCCCTGCGGAGCAGATATGCTTTATTCACGAAGCGACCACCGATGCACAGAAAAAAGAGTTGTTCGGCAAGGTCAGAAGCGGCGAAGTCCGTGTGCTGTTCGGCTCTACTCCTAAGATGGGAGCAGGTACGAATGTGCAGGACAGGCTCATAGCAATCCATAACCTTGATTGTCCGTGGCGTCCTTCCGATGTAGGACGGATTTTGCGGACATTCAAAATAAAAAAGAATGTGGAGGTAACAGACAATGGCAAAATCATTATTTGAGGAACTGGGCGGCAAATACGAAAGGCAAGGGGATTATTTGATACCGTGCTTAACTGTACCCGCCGAAGAAGAACAGGCAATAGGCATCTGGGGGCAACGGCATTTAGATTATCTAAAACAGTACCGTAAAGTTACATACACCAATCTTCTTACAAGCGGCAGGCTAAACGCCTACCTTGCCGACATCAACAGACAGGCACAGGAACGCTTTGAAAGGCTCATAGAGGGTATGAAACAGGCACAGGGCATAACGGAACAGCTAAAGGCAGAAAACGCCTTAGAATGGACAGGATGCCTCAATAACATAAGGGCTTGTGCGAGGGAGATTGTGGAAAAGGAAATTATTTTTGCATAAACAGATGATTAGTGGCAGGGGGAAATCCTGCCGCTTTTTCTGCTTTAGTTTGTCAGCTTGACAAATAAAGGGTTAAGGAATATAATTAGATTCAGTATTATACAAGGAGTTAATAAATATGCGGCAAGGTATTCTTAAATAAACTGTCAATTTGATAGTGGGAACAAAAAGTAGCAGTCTCGTTTCACTTTTAATATGGGGCTTAGTTTTTTGTACCCAGTTTAAGAATACTTTTATCATGTAATTTTATATGCCCGAAAACATATAAGTGTTTTGGGGCTATTGGAGTTATTTACCCAGTGATAGGAGTATTTATCACTGGGTATTTTTATGCCCTTTTTTGGGTGTTGATAGGAGGAAAATCACATGAAAATAATTAACTTAGGCATTCTGGCTCACGTTGACGCAGGAAAGACAACATTAACGGAAAGTTTATTGTATACCAGTGGTGCAATTGCAGAACTAGGGAGCGTAGATGAAGGCACAACAAGGACAGATACAATGAATTTGGAGCGTCAAAGGGGAATCACTATCCAGACAGCAGTGACATCTTTTCAGTGGGAGGATGTAAAAGTCAACATTATAGATACGCCAGGCCATATGGATTTTTTGGCGGAAGTATACCGTTCTTTATCCGTTTTAGACGGAGCAGTATTATTAGTTTCTGCAAAGGATGGCATACAGGCACAGACCCGTATACTGTTTCATGCACTACAGACAATGAAGATTCCGACAATCTTTTTCATCAATAAAATTGACCAAGAGGGGATTGATTTGCCAATGGTATATCGGGAAATGAAAGCAAAGCTTTCTTCGGAAATTATAGTGAAGCAAAAGGTTGGGCAGCATCCCCATATAAATGTAACGGACAATGACGATATGGAACAGTGGGATGCGGTAATTATGGGAAACGATGAACTATTAGAGAAATATATGTCAGGGAAACCGTTTAAAATGTCAGAACTGGAACAGGAAGAAAACAGGAGATTCCAAAACGGAACGTTATTTCCCGTTTATCACGGAAGCGCTAAAAACAATCTGGGGATTCGGCAGCTTATAGAAGTGATTGCCAGTAAATTTTATTCATCAACGCCTGAAGGTCAATCTGAATTATGCGGGCAGGTTTTTAAGATTGAATATTCAGAGAAAAGGCGGCGTTTTGTTTATGTGCGTATATATAGCGGAACATTGCATTTGAGGGATGTTATTAGAATATCTGAAAAAGAGAAAATAAAAATCACAGAGATGTGTGTTCCGACAAACGGTGAATTATATCCATCCGATACAGCCTGCTCTGGTGATATTGTAATTTTACCAAATGATGTTTTGCAGCTAAACAGTATTTTGGGGAACGAAATGCTGTTGCCGCAGAGAAAATTTATTGAAAATCCTCTCCCTATGCTCCAAACAACGATTGCAGTAAAGAAACCTGAACAGCGGGAAATATTGCTTGGGGCACTTACAGAAATTTCAGATGGCGACCCTCTTTTAAAATATTATGTGGATACTACAACGCATGAGATTATACTTTCTTTTTTGGGGAATGTGCAGATGGAAGTCATTTGTGCCATCCTTGAGGAAAAATATCATGTGGAGGCAGAAATAAAAGAGCCTACTGTTATATATATGGAAAGACCGCTTAGAAAAGCAGAATATACCATCCACATAGAAGTCCCGCCAAATCCTTTCTGGGCTTCTGTCGGGTTGTCCATAGAGCCGCTCCCTATTGGAAGCGGAGTGCAGTATGAAAGCAGAGTTTCACTTGGATATTTAAATCAATCGTTCCAAAATGCGGTTATGGAGGGGGTTCTTTATGGCTGCGAGCAGGGGCTGTATGGATGGAAAGTGACAGACTGTAAAATCTGTTTTGAATATGGATTGTATTATAGTCCTGTAAGTACCCCCGCAGACTTTCGGCTGCTTTCCCCTATCGTATTGGAGCAGGCTTTAAAAAAAGCAGGGACAGAACTATTAGAGCCATATCTCCACTTTGAAATTTATGCACCGCAGGAATATCTCTCACGGGCGTATCATGATGCTCCAAGGTATTGTGCAGATATTGTAAGTACTCAGATAAAGAATGACGAGGTCATTCTGAAAGGAGAAATCCCTGCTAGATGTATTCAAGAATACAGGAACGATTTAACTTATTTCACAAATGGGCAGGGAGTCTGCTTGACAGAGTTAAAAGGATACCAGCCAGCTATTGGTAAATTTATTTGCCAACCCCGCCGCCCGAATAGCCGTATAGATAAGGTTCGGCATATGTTCCACAAGTTAGCTTAACAGCTTGCAAAAGTCATATAAAATGAGATTTGAAAGGAGAATGTAACTTCATGTTTGCTAAAAATTCAAAGGCATATTCTGTCTACCTGCTGTTCCGATTTGTCTGTTCCCTGGCGGTTTCTATGTCCACAGTGCTTTCCATCGTGTACCACCTGGAGGTGGTGCAGCTGGATGCTTTCCAGCTTGTCCTGGTAGGGACGGTTCAGGAGACCTCCTGCTTTCTGTTCGAGATGCCCACCGGTGTGGTGGCGGATTTGTATAGCCGTCGGCGCTCGGTGCTGATTGGAATGTTCCTCTACGGCCTGGGCTTTCTGATGGAGGGTGCGCTACCGTGGTTCGCGCCGGTTCTGCTGGCCCAGGTTGTCTGGGGTTGCGGTGATACCTTCATCACCGGCGCTCTGGAGGCGTGGATTGCCTCGGAGGAAGAGGACAAACCCATAGACAAGGTGTTCCTGCGGGGCAGTCAAATGGGGCAAATCGGCGGCGTTCTGGGCGTGGTGCTGGGCACACTGCTGGGAAACATAAACCTGCAAATGCCTCTCATCTTGGGGGGCAGTTTGTGCTTGTTGTTGGGGCTGGTGATGGTTCGCATCATGCCAGAAACCAACTTCTCCCCTGCTATTGAGGAACGGCAGGGCTTGCTTAAAGACTTTGTCTGCCTGTTCAAGCTCAACCTGGGCTTTGTGAAAGGCGCACCTGTGTTGCTGGCGCTCTTAGCAATCACACTATGCGGGGGACTTGCCAGTGAAGGCTTTGACCGGCTCTCCACCGCTCATTTTCTGGATGACACGGTAATACCCGTTATCGGGCCGCTGAACAGCGTCACTTGGTTCGGTGTTATCAGTCTTATCGGCAACGGCTTAGGTATTCTGGCTTCTCAGTTGCTCATCGCCCGCATGGAGAAAAAAGGGACTGTCAGCCGAACCAGTGTGGTCATGTCCACCAGCGCCGGGTATATCCTGTTCCTGGTTCTCTTCGCGGTGGGGCGGAGCTTTTGGTTCATGTTGTTGGTGTTCCTGCTGGCGGGGCTTATGCGCACCATCAAGGAGCCTGTGCTGGCCGCCTGGATGAACGACCAAGTGGATGAGAAAATGCGCGCCACAGTCTTTTCCACCAGCGGACAGCTGGACTCTTTCGGGCAGATCATCGGCGGGCCTATTGTGGGGCTGGTAGCCCAGCAGGTGTCCATACCCTGGGGGCTGGTCTGTACCGCTTTCCTGCTGTTGCCCGCGCTGTTCTTAGTGCCGGTGGCGGGAAAGAAGCGGGATTGATATGGCATAGTTAAGTTTACTGACGAGCGGGAGATTACTTCCGCTCGTCTTCATTTAGTAGCGCAAAATTTGAGGACTCTTTATTTCCTTATTCGGTATAGCGGAGGCGGCTGTCAATTCGACATAATTTTCTTGTGATACTTTACCGTACATGAGCATTTGTTTCGTATTTGAAAGAACAAACTCACCAAATAAAAAAAACGATATTCGGGTGGGTTATTTTGTTATACCCTAAATTACCCTCTGAATTTGTTTTTAAATTTGGAGGGATTTTTTTATGTCCTTTTTTCGGGCAGTTATCTATCTGCTCATACGAAGCAAAATTTATCAATACATAGCATATCAGAGAACGGCAGGAAACCAGTTAAAAAAATTTCTGCCAGTGCAACGGTACTTCTCACCTTGAAAGTAGAAGTACAATCTCCATACAATAGAATTACTATTTCCTATAACCGTAAAGGTCACAGAGCCTTTGCGGTTTTTCTTTTGTCGATTTTTGTTGGAAAGTGCCGTAGGGCTGTTTCTGATATGCGGTGTCGTTCTCCGCCTCTCCATCTGGATTTTTTACATTTCAAAAATTCAGATGGGAGGTATTTATGGTGAAATATGCACCAAGAAAGGTATATATCAGAGAAAGTGGCGGCTATGTGGAATTATCCTACACGGAGTTCTGCCGTTGCAGGGAATCCGACCAGACCTATATGGACAAGCTGTTTATCCCCATTCAAGGCTGTCTGCTTGAAGTCGTGAGGGAGCAATACACAGACTTCTACCGTGACAAGGAACGGTGGCGTTATCTGCAAAAATTAGATACAAAGAATAGACTGCTATCTCTCGACGGATTTACGGACAGCGAGGGGAATCCTCTGGACTTTATCACTGATGAAGCGGTGGACATTGCAGAAACCGTTGTCAATGCGGTCATGGTGGACAGGCTGAAAGCCGCCCTGCCTTTGCTGTCGGATAGTGAACAGGAGCTGATACAGGCAATCTTTTTTGACGGACTTTCCGAGCGTGAAGTCGGGGCGAGGTTGGGCATAACCCAGAGCGTTGTAAACAAACGCAAAGCCAGAATCCTAATAAAACTAAGAAAGATAATAGAAAATTAAAATTTAAGGCGTTCAGCCCCCTTGTTTTTTCCTTTGGGAAGATGAGGGGGCTTTTCTCTGCCCTCTCAATCAATTCTGATTGGAGGAAGTAAGAATGGCATACAACCACGGACGGGAGGACAGGAAATGGCGTATCTGGAAAGAAGCGGAGGAAAAGCTGCTGCGTGAGTGCGGCGTTGATGAAGCGACCATTGAGCAGATACGCATGGCGGACAGGGCAGACTTCAATTCCAACAGGCGGTTTTACCGATGGACGAATGACGTTGCGGAATATCTTGAGGACATGGCAGGCAGGGAGCGGCAGGCGGAAGTGGGTACGGTTGCGGAGTTACTGGAAGAGATTGAGAGCGAAAATCTCTATCAAGTATTAGTCACGGTGGACGGGCGTACCTTGAAAATCGTCCTGCTGAAAATGCAGGGGTATTCCACAAAGGAGATTGCCCCGCTTGTGCATTTGACGACTGGTGCCATCTATGCGAGGTTAGACCATCTGCGGAAGAAGCTGCGGAAAATTTTATAGCTTCTAAAACAGCCTGCCATCCTGCGGGCTACTGGGTGAGGGATGGAAATCCCCTCACTCATTTTTTGCAGGAGGACAACAGGATGGCATACAGGGTTAAGGCATACACGCTTCGGGAGGAATCCACGGAAAGCGGCACAAGGTATTTTATCAGCTTTAAGGACGGGCAGGGCAAATCCCACGAGTTGGAAGTGTCGGAACAGTTCTTTATGGAGTTTCGGCAGATGGAGCGCAGGAACAGGAATCTTTTCTAATGGGACGAGCGGCACAGGGAGTTTAACGAGGTATGGGACGAAACCCTTTACAGACGGGCGTTGCGTGTGCCTAAGAGCCTTGATGAACGCATGGTTGAGGAAGAACGGAATGAAACGCTCTATAAGGCGGTTGGGAGCCTTCCAGAGATACAAAGGCGGCGTTTCCTGCTCTACTACGAGTATGAGTTCAATTTTTACCAAATCGCCGCTATGGAGCATTGCACCGCTTCGGCAATACAGAAATCTGTTGCGATTGCAAAGGAGAAAGTAAAGGCGGAAATTGAAGAAATATCTCCAACCGTGACCGACACCGCCCGAAAAAGAAATCTGTTTTTTATTTGTGTGGGATTGGCGGCATTACATACTCTCACTTTTTTCCGTGGGAGTAAATCTATTTTTAAGGAGGTCAACGCCTATGTGCAACGAAAACAAAGACACCGCCCGAAAGGAGGAAAGCCATGCAGAAGTTACAGACAGTCAACGCCGAAACGCTCCTTTATGAACCGCTTGAGAAACCATCCTTTGTGGTGGACAGCCTTATCCCGACAGGCTTATCGCTGTTCTGCGGCTCACAGAAGATAGGCAAAAGCTGGCTCATGCTGAAGCTATGCTTATGCGTGTCGCAGGGAATCCCTTTATGGGATATGCCGACAATGGAGGGCGATGTGCTTTACCTCTGCCTTGAGGACACGTTCTGCCGCATACAGGACAGGTTATTTCGTTTGACGGACGAAGCAAGCGGGCGGCTCCACTTTGCCGTGGCAAGCTGCAAGCTGTCAGACGGTCTTATCGTGCAGCTTGAAGATTATCTGAAAGATTACCCAGACAGCAGGCTCATTGTCATTGATACCTTGCAGAAAGTCCGTACAGCTTCAAAAGACAATGCCTATGCAAGCGACTATGGGGACATCTCCCTCATCAAAGACTTTGCCGACAGGCACTCTCTGGCGGTCATTGTCGTACACCACATCCGAAAGCAGAATGACAGCGACGTGTTCAACAAGGTGTCTGGGACGACAGGATTAACGGGGAGTGCGGACGCTACCTTTGTTCTGGAAAAGGAGAAACGTGCGTCTGACACCGCCAAGCTGTATGTGACGGGCAGGGACACGCCTTATCAGGAATACACGCTGCGTTTCCGTGATTGCCGTTGGGAGCTTGTGGAGCGGAAAACGCAGGAGCAGCTTGCGAAAGAAACGATACCAGATGTCCTTTTTCGGTTGGTGGATTTTATGAGGGATAAGGAAGAATGGATAGGCACGGCAACGGAACTGTTAGCCGCTATGGGGGAAACGGAAACCATACCCACGGTGATTACGAAATGGCTGAATGAATACCGCACCACATTTTTAAGCGAGAACCGTATCTGCTACCAGTACAGCCGCAGGAAAGACGGCAGGCGGATTGCCCTTGCAAGGAGGGCGGGTGACAGCGGTGATGGTGGTGACAGCGATATTAGGATACCCCCCTGTTACTGTCATTGACGCTTAAAGCCATGTAAAGCTGGCGGCTCTGCCCTGCGGGTGACAGCAGTGACGGTGGTGACAGTGATTTTAGGATACCCTGCCGCTGTCATCCCTACGGGAGAACACCCCGTAAACGCAAAATGCAGGCGTGAGATTTACTCGCCCTTTTCGGTCGTGTAAAACCACCCCTGCGGTCAGAAAAATCATTCCGATTTTTCCGACTGCGTTTACAGGGTGTAACACACTACACTTTGCCCTGCAAAGTCGTGTGCCAGACGTTCCCTCTGGACTCCCTTAAGGCAGGGCTGTGCCCTGCTATCCTACGCCTTACGGCTTCGGATAAAAGAATGGCGGCATGACGGTGACGGCTCTTGCGAGGGGGGTATCCCAAAAACACCGTCATCATCGACATGACCGTCATGCAGGGGGTGAGGGTGACAGTTGCGGCAGTCGGCAGGGGGTATCCCAAAACTGCTGTCACCACCGTCACCGCTGTCACCCCAAAGGACGGTCACCCGCCGAAAGAAAGGAGGAATCCGCCTATGCCTTATGCAATCCTGCGTTTCCAGAAACGAAAAGCGGGCGGCGTTGCGGCTTGTGAACGCCACAACGAGCGGAAGAAAGAAGCCTACAAAAGCAACCCAGATATAGATATGGAACGCTCTAAAAACAATTACCATCTCATAGCACCACCAAAGTACACCTACAAGAAAGAGATTAACCGCATGGTAGCCGAAGCGGGGTGCAGGACAAGGAAAGACAGCGTGATGATGGTGGAAACGCTCATCACAGCTTCACCAGAATTTATGAACCAGTTACCGCCCGAAGAACAAAAAGCGTATTTCCAGACGGCTCTTGACTTCATTTCGGAGCGTGTTGGAAAGCAGAATATCCTCTCCGCTGTCGTCCATATGGACGAGAGAACGCCCCATATGCACCTCTGCTTTGTGCCGATTACGCCAGACAATAAGCTGTCAGCGAAAGCTATCTTAGGCAACCAGAAATCATTATCCGAGTGGCAGACCGCCTACCATGAGCGGATGTCCTCACGGTGGAATCAGCTTGAACGGGGGCAGTCCTCAATGGAAACCAAGCGGAAACACGTCCCCACATGGCTCTATAAATTAGGCGGCAGGCTTGATAAACAGTATGAAGAAATCGTGTCTGCCCTATCCGACATCAACGCCTTTAACGCAGGGAAGAAAAGGGATAAAGCGTTAGATTTACTCTCTGCATGGCTGCCAGACGTGGAGAAATTCTCTAAGGAAATCGGGAAACAGCAGGCGTATATCGACAGTTTGAAAGAGAGAATTGGGCAGGAATCAGACTATGCGGGGCGTATGCGTGATGAAAAGTACGAGCAGGAACTAAAGGTGCAGAAAGCGAATCAGAAGATATTTGAATTGCAGAGAACCAACGAGCAGATGGGGCGGCTGCTGTCAAAAATACCGCCCGAAGTGTTGGAAGAATTGCAGAAAAATCATAGAAGCAGAGCGAAAGAAAGGTAGATATGTGAATGAAGAAACAGGATTTTAAGGTGTTAAAGACCAAAGACTTGTACCCGTTCCCCGACAATCCGTTTCATGTGGCAGAAGATGAAACACTGTCAGAGTTAGCGGAAAGCATCAAGGAATTTGGCATTGTCACGCCGATAATCACACGCCCGAAAGAGGACGGGGACGGTTATGAAGTGATTGCAGGACAGCGGCGTGTCCGTGCTTCTGAACTTGCAGGGATAAATACCGTGCCTGCGTTTGTCCTGCCCTTAGACCGTGACCGAGCCATCATCACCCTTGTAGACAGTAATTTACAGCGTGAGAATATCCTGCCATCAGAGCGGGCGTTTGCCTACAAGATGAAATCCGAAGCCATGAAGCGGCAGGGTTTCCGCACAGACTTAACCTCGTCACAAGTTGTGACGAAGTTGCGGACGGACGACAAGGTGGCACAGGGCTTCGGCGTAGGCAGGATGACCGTACAAAGATTTATCCGTTTGACGGAACTGATACCGCCGATTTTGCGGATGGTGGACGAGGGGAAAATCGCCCTCACGCCTGCGGTGGAACTGTCCTTTTTGAAGAAAGACGAGCAGGAAAACCTCTTTGCCACGATGGAGAGCGAAGAAGCAACGCCCTCACTCTCACAGGCACAGCGGATGAAAAGCCTAAGCCAGAGCGGGCGGCTTGACATGGATACGATATTTGCAATTATGACGGAGGAAAAGGGAAACCAGAAAGAAACCTTGAAAATCAACACAAGCAAGCTGAAAAAGTATTTTCCGAAGAACACAACGCCGAAGCAGATGGAGGAAACCATCATTAAACTTTTGGAGCGTGAATTGCAGAGGAAACGGGGCAGGGACAGCCGCTAATCTTCTCTTTTCGGGAGGTAAATGCAGAAAATTGAGGTATGAAGAATGAAAGAAATCCAGTATGAGATTGTAAAGGAAATCGCCGTATTGTCTAAGGGCGACAGCGGCTACACAAAAGAAATCAATCTTATCTCATGGAACGGAAGAGAGCCGAAATATGACATCCGCAGCTTTTCCCCGAACCGTGAGAAGTGCGGAAAGGGTATCACGTTGAACGCTGATGAAGCAGCAGCACTCCTTGAAGCATTACAGAAAGAAGTAAACAGCGGGGATTGATGGTATCTGATTGACAGGGCGGGGCGTTTCCAGACGTTCTCCTGCCCTGTCTGGAAAGGAAGATTTAAGTATGGGCGAGGATAAGAAAGCAGATAAAAAGAGAAAGCGTATCGTGCCGAAAGCACCAGTTCAGATGATAATCAGCCGTGAATATGTCGGCACGCAGACAGTCACAGAAGCGTTTATCCCGATTATTTCCGAGGATATTCGGAAGAAGATTGCCGAGGGCGACACCTTCGACAATGAGGGGCTGTCCGCTTAGAATGTACGCAATGGAACATGAAAACAGATAGGACAGATATGGAGGTTTTACAGTATGGCAGGAATAAGAATGGAGAACAAGATTTATGAAGTCGGCATGTACTGCCGCTTGTCAAAAGACGATGGCACGGATAACGAGAGTGCGAGCATTGCGACACAGAAATCCATCCTCACGGATTATGTGAAAAAGCAGGGATGGCACTTAGCAAAAACGTATGTGGACGACGGTTACTCTGGTACAAATTTCCAAAGACCAAGTTTCCAGAACATGATTAAGGACATTGAAAGCGGTCTGATAAACTGCGTTATCACGAAAGATTTATCTCGTCTGGGGAGGAACTATCTTGATTGCGGACTGTATCTGGAAGTGTTTTTCCCAGAGCATAATGTGAGGTATATAGCGGTCAATGACGGCGTGGACACGCTCAATAAATCCGCTATGGACATCACGCCTTTCCGCAACATCCTAAACGAAATGTATTCCGCCGATGTGTCGGTCAAGATAAAATCGGCGTACCGAGCGAGGTTTCAGCAGGGGAAATTCATGGGGACGACAGCACCATACGGTTACGTCAAAGACCCCGCCGACCACAACCATCTGCTGATAGATGACAAAGTTGCCCATGTGGTAAGGGAAATATTTGACCTTGCGTTAGCGGGCAACGGAATCGCCAAAATCCGCAAGCACATCAACAAACAGCATATCTTACGCCCCGCCGCTTATGCGGCGGAGCAGGGGGCAACAGGCTATGAGAGGTATTTTGAGGAGAATGAGGAGAACCGTTATATTTGGAGCGAGAACAGCGTAAGGGGCATTTTAAGAAGCCCGATATATGCGGGAAACCTTGCAGGCTACAAGCGGATTGCCGCCAACATGAAAAGCAAGAAACGCCCCTCTAAGCTGCCCGAAGAATGGGAAGTGATACCAGACACCCATGAGGGGATAGTCACGCAGGAGGAATTTGATACCGTACAGCAGCTTATTACAAGCCGCAGATTACCAGAAAACAAGGGCGGCTTTGAGAACATCTTTGCAGGCGTTATTAAGTGTGCGGACTGCGGCTATGCGATGCGGGCTATGAGTGCCAACAGGAGGAAACGCCCCGACATCATCGACTGCGTACAATATTCCTGCAATAATTATGGCAGATACGGTAATATCATGTGTACCGCACACAGCATTGAAGCGAGGGACTTGTTCAACGCTGTCCTCACCGACATCAACCGATTTGCGGATATGGCAGTCAATGATGAAAAGGCAGTGAGGGCGATTGAAAAGCGGCTCACGGAAACAGACCAGAGCAAGGCAAAGGCACTGGAAAAGGAGCAAAGAAAACTGAACAAACGCCTTGCAGAACTGGACAGGCTGTTTTCCTCACTCTATGAAGATAAGGTGATGGAGCGTATTACCGAGCGGAATTTTGAGATGATGTCGGGAAAATACCAGAAAGAACAGCTTGAAATTGAAGCAAGGCTGAAAGAGGTAACGGAAACGCTCAGCGACAGCTATGAGAAGACGCAGGGTGTCCGTGATTTCCTCTCCCTAATCCGCAACTATCAAGGCATTAAGGAACTGGACGCAACCATCATAAACGCACTTATAGACAAGATACTTGTTTCGGAACGTGAGAAACTTACAGACGGAATGGTGCGGCAGGAAATCAAGATTTATTATAAATTCATCGGCTTTGTCGGTGAATTACATATCACACCGACAAAGCGGTGGACTGCGTTAAAGCCTAAGAATTGTACGGTGTGCGGTGTTGAATATGTTCCCCGCTCTGGCATATCGAAGTATTGTCCTGCTTGTGCCAAGAAGATACAGAGGGAGAAATCAAACGAGAGCAAACGCAGGAGCAGGGAGCGAAACAGACAGGCATGTATTGAACTGTCCGCAAAAAATGACCGACTGACCTTGAACAAAGGCAGGGGCGTATTGAAAGGCAGGGCAATATGTTCCCAGAGGTGGAGGTTTACCGTTATGTGACAGAGCAAACTTTTGATGCCTACCTCTATCAGTTGGTGGAGAGCAAGCAGAAATTTATCAGCCAGATAATGACGAGCAAAAGCCCTGTCCGTTCTGCTGAAGATGTGGACGAGGTTGCCCTGTCCTTTGCGGAGGTTAAAATGCTTGCCACAGGCGATGCCCGTTTTAAGGAAAAGATGGATTTGGATATACAGGTATCAAAGCTTCGAGTGTTAAAGCAGAGTTATCTTTCCGAACATTACGACCTTGAGGACAGGGTGCTGAAATACTATCCCCAGACCATTAAGGAGTATGAGGAACGCATTGCAGGCTATGAAAATGATGCAGCATTTGCCGAGCAGCACAAGCCGCAGGGTGAGGATAAGTTCTGCCCGATGACCCTAAAAGGTATGACCTACACCGAAAAGGCAGACGCAGGCGAGATGCTCCTTGCAATCTGCAAGGATTATCCGATGTCCGCACCTACCGAAATCGGCAGCTACCGAGGTTTCCGAATGGAGATTTATTATGATACTGTCAATGCCCATTACTGTATGAACCTCTGCGGAAAGGCAAAGCATAAGGTGGATTTAGGTGCTGATGCCCTCGGAAATCTGACCCGAATTGAAAACGAGCTGTCAAAGCTCCCTGCTAGACTGGAAGCTGCCAAGACCAAAAAGGCGGAAACTATCGTACAGCTTGAAACCGCAAAGGAGGAAATCAAGAAGCCTTTTGCCTTTGAAGATGAGCTGAAAGAAAAAACAGAACGGCTGAACGCTCTTAACATTGAGCTGAATCTAAATGAAAAAGATACTTCCGTTATGGATACTGAGCCAGAGCAGACAGAAGAACAGCCCGAAAGAAAATGTGCAAGTCGGGAGAGATAATGCGGTTTGCATATTTGTATTGCTGATTTCTGGGAAGTATAATAGGTGTAGATTAGTAAATGTCGGAGGTGAAAGGTGTGCTTGATAATTTCAGATTTGAAACCTTTGTTGATGTGCATAGCAACATCTTTGCTGAATATCTAAGCTCCGTTATCGCAAAGCTGCCCAAAGAAAATCCAGAATACCGTTCCATAGAGGAAAGGATAGAGGAACTCTACAAGGAGTATCCAAAAGTGATGGAGGCTCTGGATACGGAAAAGCCGAGCGATTTATCCGAGCAGGAGTGTAAGGCTTTGATAGAAGTTTTGGAGCTTCGGAACAGGCTCAGCGATATGCAGCAGGAAGCAATCTATTTCAGAGGGTGCTATGACAGCGTTGGGTATCTCAAAAAGGCAGGAATTTTATAACCGAGAACGGCGGCATTGGCGTGGAGCTGATGCCGCTTTTACATAGCCGCAGAGGTGGAAAAATTCATAAAAATGTGGTATGATTTTTAAATCAGTAAGGAGGTGACAGTTTATGAGTGTTATCTTTGGAATAAAAGAAAATAACCGTATAATTATTGCAGGCGATAAGCGAGGGTCAAGTATTGACGGGAAAACTTTGTCAGATGATTTAGACAAAGTCCTTATGATAAATGACCATTTAGCTTTTTCAAGTGCAGGTAACGCAGCTATTGAAAAGGCTATTTCAATAGATTTGAACAAGGCGACAAATAAAGATTGCCTAACTACCGATGATTTACTTGATATTATAAAAGCATTTTATAAGCGAGTAGCCGATACAAATTGTGATGCTATATTAGCTTTGCCGTTCTATTTTCTCATAGCAGGTAAAGGGCGTGACGGTAATGCAAGCCTAATATCGGGAGGTAATATCAAGGGTCGTTTAGATGCAAAAGATGTTCCAATGGCTCTTTTTCCACCTGCCGATGCAAAAATGCAGGAGTGCTGCGATTGCTTTGCAAAAAATTATAAGTTGCATAATTCAGAGTTTGTAGAAAAAACAATTAAGGAAATTGCGAATATTAGTAATTTGGTAAGCCCTACGGGTAACAAATGGATTTATAATATCGCAACAGAAAAAGGGATGCTTTTTTCATTCTAAAAGAACTATATTTTACATAGCCGAGAGGTTTTCATTTAACGAAAGCCCTCGGCTATTTCTATTTTCAGGAGGTGATTTTATCCATTGAGAACTAACCGACCCTATGTGCAGATTGACCCTGATGTGCTTGAACGGGTACGACAGATTGACCTGTTATCCTATCTGCGGGAGTTTGAGCCGAGCAATCTCGTTAAGGTCAAAGGCACAAGCAATGTGTACTGTACAGCAGAACACGACAGCTTAAAGATTTCCAACGGCAAATGGTATTGGTGGTCGAGAGGTTTCGGCGGCTATTCTGCCCTCGATTATCTTATCAAAGTCAAGGAATATGACTTTGTGGAAGCCGTGGAAATTCTCACGGGACAGACTATGGCGGACTGGAAGCCACCCCCTACTCCCAAGAAAGATGAGCCGAAAGTTCTGCTCCTGCCGCCAAAAAATAAGGATTGTAACAGAGTGATACAGTATCTTTTCGGGCGTGGTATTGACCATCAGCTCATACAGGAGTGTATCTCAGATGGCACGCTCTATGAGAGTGCCGATTATCACAATGCTGTTTTTATCGGCAAAGACGAAAGCGGAACACCGAAATATGCCGCCCTGCGAGGCACTCTCGGCAGCACTTTCAAGCAGGACGCATCGGGCAGCGACAAGCGGTATTCGTTCCGACTTCTGGCAAAGAAGCCTGCGGATACCGTGCATTTATTTGAAGCTGCTATTGATTTACTGTCCTATGCCACTTATCTGAAATGCGAGGGCAAGGACTACAAATCGGAAAGTTTCCTCTCTTTATCGGGCGTGTATCAGCCAAAGAAAGAGATGAAGGACAGCAAAATCCCCATAGCTCTCACAACTTTTTTGAGTGCCAATCCACAAATTAAGACCATAGTTCTGCATCTGGATAATGATAAGGTAGGCAGGCTTTGTACCGCTACTTTGAAAGAACTGTTGCAGAAAGACTACAAAATCGTTGATGATCCACCGCCTGTCGGCAAGGACTTCAACGATTTTTTGTTGTCCTATCTGAAAATTGCAAGACCTATGCCCAAGCGTGAAAGGAGTGATGCCCGTTGATTGTATAGCAGTTTTTCCCCAGAAAGACACCGAAACCAAATCAAAATTTAATGCTGAAAGCGAGGAATGAACCATTGAAAAAGTATGATGTAACCCTTACTGCCCATTACCGAAAGACCGTTTGCGTCTATGCGGAAAGCCCCGAACAGGCAAAGGAAAAGACAAAAATTATCCTGTTCGATACCGACCTTATCAACTTTACCGATGATGATTTTGTCTGCGGTGAAGCCGATATTACCGAGCAGAGAGAGGACGGTCTTGACGGTGCGGGCGAGAATACACTACAGGAAAATGAAGATTGTTCGGACTGCCCGTACTTCTGCCCTGTGTGCAGTGAGGGTATGTATGAGGACGATTGCGAAGAATGAGATGTCTTACCAAGCACTGAATTTGGTTAGCCAAATTCGCTTGTTAGGGGTCAGCCCCTAATACCCCGTTAGAACAGAAAGGAGTTCAAGAATGAGTGAGTTCTTATTTTTCATTATCGGCACAATGCTCGGTGGTCTGTTCGGCATTGCGTGTATGTGCTGCTTGCAGATAAACAGACTTTCCGAGAGAAAGGAAGTGGACAATGCGAAAAAGAAATGTGCAGATACTTTTCCGTCTGACTGAGGAGGAAGCCGAACACCTTAATGAGCTTGTGCGAAAATCGGGTCGCTCAAAAGAAGCCTTTTTAAGAGAAATGGTAAGGGGCTATCAGCTCTGCGAGAAGCCCGACCCAGAGTTCTATAAAATGATGCGTGAGCTGTCCGCCATTGGCAACCGTATCAATCAGCTTGCGGTTAAGGCAAACGCCCTCGGTTTTGTGGATGCCCCGATGCTCCGTGTGGAAGCAAGGAAATGGCACGAATTTCAGATTGACATTCGCAAAAGGTATCTGCTTCCACGCAGGTCATCGTAATGGCGGTCTGCGAGATATGGGATGTGCGTGGCAGGCTCGACCACCCAATCGACTATGCCGAAAATCCCGAAAAGACCGCCAACCCCAAATACACCGAAGCCGACCTGCAGGCGATGGTCGATGTAATGGAGTACGCTACTAATAAGGATAAGACCGAGCAGCGTTTTTTTGTCACAGGCATAAACTGTGACCCGACCACCGCCAGAGATGAAATGATGATTGCCAAAGTCCAATGGAACGATACGAGTGAGATTGTCTGCTATCACGGTTTCCAGAGCTTCAAGCACGGTGAGGTTACGCCAGAGCAGGCACACGAGGTCGGCGTTAAACTTGCCGAGCGAATGTGGGGCGACAGATTTCAAGTCATCGTTGCCACCCACCTAAATACCGACTGCCTGCATAATCACTTTGTCGTGAACGCTGTTTCTTTTGCTGACGGTATGCACTACCACGACAACAAAGCAAATCTGCGGCTGCTCCGTCAGCGTTCCGATGAGCTTTGCCGTGAGTACGCCTTGTCTGTCATCGAACACCCAAGCGGCAAGAAAAAGCCCTACGCCCTTTACCAAGCCGAAAAGCAGGGGCGACCCACGAGGGATAATGTTGCCAGACAAGCGGTGGATGAAGCTATCAGCAAATCATTTACGCTGAAAGACTTTGACCGCCAGTTGGCAGAAATGGGTTACCGCATAAACTTTGACCCCAACCGCAAGTATTGGACGATTATCGGCAAGGGCTGGCAAAGACCCAAGCGGCTTTATAAGCTTGGAGAGGAATACACCAATGACAGGATTATGGAGCGTATCAGCGAAAATTCCTATGCGGTCAAATTCCAGAGCTTTTCAGAGCCACAGCCGCAGGTCAAGGTCTATCGGGTCAAAGGCTCATTGAAGAACGCCAAGAAAATGGGCGGCTTGCGTGGGCTGTATCTCCATTACTGCTACAAGCTCGGTATCCTGCCAAAAGGCAGAAAACAAAATTATGCACGGCTTCATTATCTCCTAAAGGACGACCTTATGAAGATGGAAGCCATCACACTGGAAACAAGGTTGCTTTGCCACAATCACATTGATACGGCGGAGCAGCTTTGTTCATATAAAGGCTCTCTGGAAACGGAGATGTCTGCCCTGCTTCAGAAGCGAAAGGAGCTTTACTCCAAATCCCGCAGGATAAGCGGTGAAGAAAAGGAAGCGGTCAAGGCGGAGCTTTCCGATATTTCGGGACGGCTGAAAATTATCCGAAAGGAGGTCAGAATGTGCGAGGGCATCGCTGCCCGTAGTGATACCCTCAAAGAAAAATTGCAGACGATACGGGCAGACGAAAAAGAACAGCAAAGAAAGGAGCTGATGAAGAATGAACACAGGCGGCGAAGCGGCAGAACAAATCGTCCGAATGAGCTTGGAGGGTTTTGAGGTCGCTGCCAAAATCACAGGTGCAGGTGCGAAGAACATCGCTATCCTGTTGTATTCCATTCTCAAAGAAGAAAAGAAAACCAAAGGCAAAGCAAGGCTGACAAGTATGCTCCGTTCTGGCAAGGAGCTGAAAGTCTTTACCGTCAAAAGTGACGACTTAAAGAAGTTCACGCAGGAAGCAAAAAAATACGGTGTGCTTTACTGTGTCCTCACAGACAGGAAAAACAAAGACCACAATGCGGAGGTCGATGTCATCGCCCGTGCCGAGGACGCATCGAAAATCAGCCGCATCGTGGAACGCTTTAATCTTGCTTCGGTGGATACCGCTTCTATTGTGACGGAAGCCGAGAAATCCAAAGATGCAAAGGACGGTCAGCCAGAGCCAGAGATTGGTGTGCAGGAAAAGGCGGAGAAAGACAAGCTGCTTGACGAGCTTATGGGCAAGCCCGTCCAGAAGGAGGAAAACGCCCCAAACCCCTCGGTGGCAAAGACAGAAAAATCCCCTCAGTCCGAGCCTACCTCAGAGCAGCCAAAGAAGTCCGCAGAGGGGGCTACTATGACTAAGGAGAAACCTTCTGTCAGAGAGGAACTGCGGAAAATCAAGGAGAGCCGCAAGGAGCAGGAAGCAGAGATTGGCACTTCCGCCCTGGACAAAAGCGGAGCTTCCGACAGGGCGAAAAGTGCTAACGGGAAAACGGAGCATAAACAGCCCCAGAGAAAGAAAAAGAAACCAAAATCCAAAGAAACGAGGTAAACAGCTATGAGTATTTATGATCTATTCAGCGGCGGCAACAGACCTTTTGATAAAGAGGAATGGGCTGCCGCAAAGCAGGCACAGCGGAAAGAAGCCTATGAGCTGATTGACAATACCTGCTTTGAAATGATGGCAAGCGGCGACAGCTTCCGTCAGTATCTTGATGTGCAGGGTCGCTTTGACCGTTACTCCGTGGCTAACGCTATTCTGGTGTCAGCACAGATGCCCGAAGCAACGCAGCTTAAAGAGTACAGCAAATGGAAAGCGAGCCGTGTCTATGTGAACAAGGATGCACAAAAAATCATTATTCTTGAGCCGAGCAAGGAATACACCCGTGAGGACGGGACAAAGGGTATCTCCTACAATGCCAAAGTGGTTTATGACATTTCTGAAACCTCGGCAAAGGACAGGCAGCAGGAACAGGAGCCGAAATCCATGCGTGAGCTTGTGTCGGCTCTGATTGATGCAAGCCCTGTACCCTGTGTTCCTGTCGATGAGCTTGAACTGCCTGCCTATTATGACAGCTCTCAGCAGACCATTTTTGTCAAGAAGGGGCTTTCCGAGGAAGTGCTGTTCGTGAGTATGGCAAAAGAAGTGTCGGCGGCGGTCTATGACTTTAAGTACAACGAGAGCCGTGATGTTTCCGATTTCAACTCCTTCTGCGTTGCCTATATGGTAAGCTCTCGTTACGGCGTGGATACCAGAGGTTTTGACTTTTCCAGACTTCCCAGAGAGTATGCGGAAATGGATACGCAGGCGTTCAAAGGAGAGCTTGGCACGATGCGTGATGTTCTGGGCGAAATCCAGAGCGATATGTATAAGAGTATGGAGAAGAACAAGCCTGCAAAGAACAAAGAGCAGGAACGCTAATCGGAGGTGCAGACTATGAGAGAGGAACGATACCATATCGCACTTGATAAGTACGATAAGAATATCGTCATCAACGCCTTAAACACCCTGCGTACAAGGCAGTTACAGGAGGAACGCCCCACCGAGCCTGTTGACGAGCTGATAAGTAAGGTGGCACACGCTCCGACAAAAAAGGTTAAGGTCGTGCATTGCAGGTGTAATGAGGAACGATGACCAGAAAACGAGCCTAATCCTTACTGTTTGCGGCATACTTCCTGTTGTATGGCTTGCCCTGCTGACAGCACCCTATGTCAGCGGCGGTCTTGTAGAGATTATCCGAGGTATACCCGTGGCGATGGGCAATCCGCTTGAAATAACGATGTGTGAGGACAGCGTAAAGACTGTCCTTATTTTTTTGCTTGCCTACGCTATGGGCATCGGCGTTTATTTCTCTACACGCAGGAATTACCGCAGGCGTGAGGAACACGGCTCTGCGAAATGGGGCAACGCAGGTGCTTTGAATAAGAAGTACCGAGATAAAGACCCGTCAGCTAATAAGCTCTTGACCCAGAATGTCCGTATCGGGTTGGACGGGAAAAAGCACCGCAGGAATCTGAACATTTTAGTATGTGGTGGCTCTGGTGCGGGTAAAACAAGGTTTTTCTGCAAGCCAAATGCTATGCAGTGCAACACATCTTTTGTAATACTCGATCCAAAGGGCGAAATCGTCCGTGACATCGGCGGTCTGTTGGAAAATAAAGGCTATGAGGTGCGTGTACTTGACCTTATCAATATGCACCGCAGTCATTGTTACAATCCTTTTGTCTATCTGCGGAACGATAACGATGTTCAGAGGTTGGTAACAAATTTGTTTAAAGCGACCACGCCGAAAGGCTCACAGTCGCAAGACCCGTTCTGGGATACGGCGGCAAGTATGCTGCTTCTGGCTCTGGTGTTCTATCTGAAATATGAAGCACCGTCAGACGAGCAGAATTTCCCGATGGTTATGGAGCTGCTCCGTGCAGGCGAAGTCCGAGAGGACGATGACAGCTATGTAAGCCCTCTGGACGAGCTGTTTGACCGTCTGGAAATGGTAAACCCAGAGCATATCGCCCTCAAGTATTACAGGGATTACCACTCTGGTAGTGCAAAGACCTTAAAGAGTATCCAGATAACCCTTGCCGCAAGGCTTGAAAAATTCAATCTGGAGAGCCTTGCAGGGCTTACCGCCACCGATGAGCTTGACCTGCCAAGTCTGGGAGAAAAGAAGGTCGCTCTGTTCGCTCTGATACCAGACAACGACACGAGCTTTAATTTCCTTGTCAGTATCCTTTATACCCAGCTCTTTCAGCAGCTTTTTTATCTTGCAGACCACAAGTACGGCGGAAGCCTGCCTGTGCATTGCCATTTTATAATGGACGAATTTGCGAATGTTTCATTGCCTGATGACTTTGATAAAATCCTGTCTGTTATGCGTTCCAGAGGGGTATCGGTATCCATTATCCTGCAAAATCTGGCACAGCTCAAAGCCCTTTTTGAAAAGCAATGGGAAAGCATTGTCGGCAACTGCGATGAGTTTCTGTATTTGGGCGGCAACGAGCAAAGCACCCACAAATATGTGTCAGAACTTTTGGGCAAGGAAACCATTGATACCAACACCTACGGGAAAAGCTCTGGGCGGAGTGGTAACTATTCAACAAATTATCAGATTTCGGGGCGTGAGCTGATGACCCCAGACGAAGTGCGTATGCTTGATAACCGATACGCACTTCTTTTTGTGCGTGGAGAACGCCCCGTTATGGACTTCAAGTATGACATCTTGAAGCACCCGAATGTGAAGCTGACGGCTGACGGAGGGCAACCGCCGTATATCCACGGAGAGCCTACGCAGGCTGTCGCAACTCTTGTGTTTGACAGTGATATTCCAGATAACGCCGTGAGCGTGACAGCTGTCAGCACTTCCTATGAGCTTCTGTCCGATGAGGACTTGGAAGAAATATTCAATTTATAAGGAGGATTTACCCTATGAAACTTTTTAAGAAGAATGAGAACAAGAAAACCACGAAGCTGCCGATGACTGGAAAGGTTAAGAAAGGCTTCCGCTATTACTGTATGGCTGTTATGGCAATGACATTTGTGCTTGGTACTTCCGTAACCGCCTTTGCTGCCAATGACCCCATTCAGGTAGTCAACAATCTGTCCGATTTCATTTTCGGTCTGGTGAGGGCTGTTGGTATGATTATGCTCGGCTTTGGTATCGTGCAGATTGGTCTTTCCCTCAAATCCCACGACCCGTCCCAGAGGGCTAACGGCTTTTTGACCCTTGCAGGCGGCGTTGTCATTACCTTCGCAAAGGAAATCTTGACTCTTATCACAGGCTAAGATAACAGACTGACACAAAAAGATAACGGGAGCAGATCCGCCGAGTGCGGAACTCGCTCCCGTTATCTAATATCATCAAGGAGGTGGTCAAATGTCTGATAACTGGGTGGTACAGAATTTAGAGAACGCCCTAAACACTTGGAATGAGAAATTAGCCGAGATATGGCAGCTCATTACTCAATCCCCAGAGAATTTTAAGGGCGGCACGATATGGAATGTCATCGTGGATATTCACGGTGCAGTGCAGGCTATCGGACTTGCCCTGCTCGTGCTGTTCTTTGTTGTGGGTGTAATGAGAACCTGTGGAAATTTTGCAGAAGTCAAGCGACCAGAGCAGGCGTTGAAACTGTTTATCCGCTTTGCCATTGCCAAAGGTGCAGTGACCTATGGATTAGAACTGATGATGGCACTGTTTAAGATTGTGCAAGGTATGATTTCCACGATTATGAATGCTGCAGGATTTGGCTCGGCACAGCAGACGGTGTTGCCGCAGGAAATCGTGACAGCCGTTGAAGACTGCGGATTTTTTGAGAGTATCCCGCTATGGGCGGTCACGCTGATAGGCGGGCTGTTTATCACGGTGCTGTCATTCATTATGATTATGTCGGTATACGGCAGGTTTTTCAAGCTGTATATCTATACTGCCATTGCACCCGTACCCCTTTCCGCTTTTGCGGGAGAGCCGAGCCAGAGCGTTGGCAAGAGCTTCATTAAGAGCTATGCCGCCGTGTGTCTTGAAGGTGCGGTTATCGTGCTTGCCTGCATTATCTTTTCCCTGTTTGCTTCTTCTCCGCCTGTGGTCAATCCTGATGCTGCGGCGGTTACAATGGTATGGAGCTATATCGGGGAGCTTGTGTTCAATATGCTCGTCCTTGTCGGTGCGGTCAAAATGGCAGACCGTGTTGTAAGAGAAATGATGGGCTTGTAAGGGAGGTGCTATGATTGGAAGTAAAGATAAATAAGGAAATCCGTAATTATACGGAGAGTATGTTTTTTGGACTGTCCCTCAGACAGTTCATTTTTTCTGTCCTTGCCTGCGGCGTGGCGGTGGGTTTGTATTTCCTTCTTCGTCCACGGTTTGGTACGGAAACCCTCAGTTGGGTTTGTATCTTAGGTGCATTCCCCTTTGCGGCTATGGGCTTTATCAAATACAACGGTATGACCGCAGAGCAGTTTGTCTGGGCGTGGATTAAATCGGAATTTCTGATGCCGAAAAAGCTGATGTTCCTGCCAGATAATCTCTATTACGAAACGATGAAGCCGACCATTGAAGCCCATGAAAAAGGGTTGCCGACAGTACGGAAAAAGCAGAAAGGCAGGACACCGAAACCAAAGAAAACGAAAAAGAAAAAAGCGAAACGCAGCAAGGAGGTAAACAATGCTGAGAACTCTTAAAAATCTGTTCAAGCAGGACAGGGAAAAGTTTGTTGTGCCGAAGTCGGTACAGAATGTTATCCCGATTAAGACAATCTGGGATGACGGCATATTCCTTGTCGGCAGGAACAAGTACGCAAAGACCTTTAAATTTGAGGATATAAACTATGCCGTGGCAAGCCGTGAGGATAAGGAAGCAATGTTCCTTGAATACTCGGAGCTTCTTAATTCCCTTGACAGCGGTGCGACCACGAAAATCACTATCAACAACCGTCGCTTGAACAAAGCTGATTTTGAACAGACTATTTTAATCCCAATGGCTGATGACGGTCTGGATAAGTACCGTAAGGAATATAACAAAATGCTTCTGGATAAGGCGACAGGGGCTAATTCCATCGTACAGGATAAGTATGTAACCGTATCCGTCTGCAAGAAGAATATTGAGGAAGCCCGAAACTACTTCGCCCGTGTGGGTGCTGACCTTATCGCCCACTTTAACCGTCTGGGGTCGAAATGTGTGGAACTGGACGCAGGCGACAAGCTGCGTATCTTCCACGACTTCTACCGTACAGGAGAAGAAACAGCGTTCCACTTCGATATTACCCAGACGATGCGGAAAGGTCACGATTTCAAGGATTTTATCTGTCCCGATACCTTTGAATTTGAGAGCGACTGCTTCAGAATGGGTGACAGATATGGGCGTGTGATTTTTCTCAGAGAGTATGCGGCATATATCAAGGACAGTATGGTGGCGGAGCTTTGTGAGCTGAACAGGAATATGATGCTGTCCGTTGACATTATCCCTGTTCCCACAGATGAAGCCGTGCGGGAGGTGGAAAACCGTCTGCTTGGTGTGGAAACCAATATCACGAATTGGCAGAGGAAGCAGAACCAGAACAACAATTTTTCTGCCGTTATTCCTTATGACTTGGAACAGCAGCGAAAGGAAAGCAAGGAATTTCTGGACGATTTGACGACCCGTGACCAGAGAATGATGTTTGCCGTGCTGACGATGGTGCATACGGCAGATACCAAAGAGCAGCTCGACAATGATACAGAAGCTCTCTTGACTACCGCAAGAAAGCATTTGTGCCAGTTTGCGGTGCTGAAATATCAGCAGATGGACGGATTGAATACAGCTCTGCCATTTGGTGTACGGAAGATAGATGCCCTGCGTACCCTCACAACAGAGAGCCTTGCAGTGTTTATCCCGTTCCGAGTGCAGGAAATCTACCACGAAAATGGTGTGTATTACGGTCAGAATGTCATCAGCAAAAATATGATTATCGCCAACCGCAGGCAGCTCCTTAACGGCAATTCCTTTATTCTCGGTGTGTCGGGTGCAGGAAAATCCTTTACTGCAAAGGAAGAAATGACGAATATCATTCTGACCGACCCTAATGCCGATATAATCATCATTGACCCAGAGCGTGAATATTCCCCGCTTGTTAAAGCAATGCAGGGAGAGGTTATTCATATCTCTGCGACAAGTGAAAATCACATCAATGCTATGGATATGAACTCCGATTACGGTGACGGTGCAAACCCTGTCATTCTGAAATCGGAGTTTATTTTATCCCTTTGCGAACAGCTCATCGGCGGCACGAACTTGGGAGCAAAGCAGAAATCCATTATTGACCGATGTACGGCAAGCGTGTACCGCTACTATCAGCAGGGCAACTATATGGGAACGCCGCCAACCTTGCAGGACTTCCGTGAGGAACTTCTTAAACAGAACGAACCAGAAGCACAGGAAATCGCCCTTGCTATCGAATTATTTACAGATGGCTCTCTCAACACCTTTGCCAAGCATACCAATGTGGATACCCACAGCCGCCTTATCTGCTATGACATTCTGGATTTGGGTAAGCAGTTACAGCCTATCGGTATGCTTGTGGTGCTTGACAGTATCTTAAACCGTATCACGCAGAACAGAGCCAAAGGCAGAAATACCTTTATTTTCATTGATGAAATCTATTTGCTCTTTCAGCACGAATACTCTGCAAACTTCCTCTTTACCCTCTGGAAGCGTGTGCGTAAATACGGTGCGTACTGTACGGGTATTACGCAGAATGTAGACGACCTTTTGCAGAGCCATACGGCAAGGACGATGCTTGCTAACAGCGAATTTATCATTATGCTTAACCAAGCATCTACGGACAGACTTGAGCTTGCCAAGCTCCTTAATATCTCCGACCTTCAGATGAGTTATATCACGAATGTCGGTGCAGGACAGGGATTACTCAAAGTTGGCAGCTCCCTTGTGCCGTTTGTAAACAAGTTCCCACGCAATACCGAGCTTTACAAGTTGATGACGACCAAGTTCGGTGAGGTCTAAGAAAGGAGGTCTTTTATGGCTGATATTAAATTCCGTGATACGGCTCACCGTGATTTCTTTCTGGAAAATATGATGAAATGCAGAGTGAACGACTGTTATCACAGGGCATTTTTCTATGTGATGGGTATCGCTTCGGAAACGAGGGCGAACATCAACCAGATGTTCAATTTCAAGGAGGACTGCATCGAGCCAGAGGGTATGCACGGCGGCTGGCAGACAAGCGGAACAGTCAAGGTCTGCCATCTTGCTTTTAACCTTTGGAACGGGTATGCAGAGGAAGGGCGGGAACGGTATTTCACGCCAGAGGAGTTGTTTTGCTGTGAGTTTGCTCCCTACTTTATGGAGGGTATCAAGGTCAGATACCCCGAATATTGCAGGGAGCTTCCTGCTCCCAGAAAACAGACGGAAATTTCAAGATAAGAAAGGAAAAGCCTATGAAGAATTATAAATCTATTATCTGTGTTGTAGCCGCCGTGTGCCTGTTAGGTACGGCGGCTTTTTGCGGCTTCCACATTTATCATTACTATGCAGAGGTGGACGAGCAGACGGAAGCCTTTGAGGAGATTGCCGAGATGGTAGAGCAGGCTCCCACGGATGAAACCGTGCCAGACGATGCCCCTGTCAGCGAGGGGGAAGATGTGCTTGCCAAGTATCAGGAATTGTATTTACAGAATGAGGATATGGTCGGTTGGATTTCCATTGCCGGCACGACAATCAATTATCCTGTGATGCAGAGCAGGAACAATCCGAATTTTTATCTGAAGCACAATTTTGAAAAAGAGTACAGCGATTTAGGAACGCCTTATGTGCAGGAGAATTGCGATATTGCTGAAAGTGACAATCTGGTTATCTACGGTCATCACATTAAGGGCGGCAAGATGTTTGGAGCGTTGGAGGATTACAAGTCCAAGAGCTTTTATGAGGAACACAAGAATATTCAGTTTGATACCCTCACAGAGCAGGCAGAGTATGAAATCGTCGCTGTATTTAAGACTGTGGCGTACAGCTCTGAGGGCTTCCGATACTACGACTTTGTTGATGCGGAGAATGAGGAAGATTTTAATTCCTATATCGGGAAGTGCAAGGAGCTTGCTTTGTATGATACAGGTGTGACCGCTGGATACGGCGACAGGCTCATTACCCTTTCCACCTGCGAATACTCCGCACAGAACGGCAGGCTCGTTGTAGTGGCAAAAAAGGTCGGCTGATTTGAACGCAAATTCTCTGGGAAAGGAGGTTTTCTATGGCTGATATAAAAACCAGAGATGCGGTCAAAGGTACGATAAAGACCATAGATAAAGCCGCCATAGCCAGTGAGCGTATGAAGTCTGCCTATGTGGGGATAAAGGAAAAAGCGGAACAGGGATATTACGCTGATGAAAACTCTGCCACAGAATATGCTGCGGACAGGATTTCTTTTGCGGCAGACCGTGCAAAGGACGAAGGTGTCCACCAGTTCAATAAGCAGGGGCAAAAGGCAGTCAAGACAACGCAGGAGAATATCGGTAAGGCAAAAGATAAAATAACCGATTTCAAGCAAAGTCGGGCTGTCAAAGCCGCAGAACAGAAAGCAGCACAGAATATGTCAGAACAACACGGCTTGCAGATCCGTCACGGGGCTGCAAGCCGTTCCTCTGCCCCCGATGTTTCTCAGACAGCAAAATCGCAGTTGATAAAGACCCGACAGCAGGGGCAAAAAATGATTAAGAGCACAGCCCGAAATGCAGAAAAAGCGGTGAAAACAACTGCTAAGGGAACAGTCAAGACTACCGAAAAGGGAATTAAAACCGCACAGGCAACTTCTAAGGCGGCAATCAAAACGACGGAAACCTCGGTAAAAACGGCACATGCAGCGGCAAAGGCTTCTGCGAAAACTGCCCAAAAGGCAGCACAGGCGGCAAAAGCCACCGCAAAGGCAACCGCTGAAGCAACAAAAGCTACGGTCAGAGCCACTATAGTTGCGGTCAAGGCGATTATTGCAGGAACAAAGGCTCTGATTTCCGCTTTAATCGCAGGCGGCTGGATTGCCGTCGTGATTATCTTGATTGTTGTCCTACTCGGATGTGCCGTGTCCTTATTTGGGGGAGGAAGCGAAAGCACTTCCTATACCCCCGTCAGTGCGGAGGTGGAAGCCTACACGCCGTTGATACAGAAATACGCTAAGCAGTACGGCATCCCCGAATATGTGGAGCTTATCAAGGCGGTGATGATGCAGGAGTCTGGCGGGCGTGGGCTTGACCCCATGCAGGCGGCGGAGGGCAGCTTTAACACAAGGTATCCCCATGAGCCGAACGGGATACAAGACCCAGAGTATTCCATCCAGTGCGGCGTGCAGGAGCTGAAAGCCGCCCTTATCTCTGCCGAGGTGGAAAACCCGATTGACATGGAGCGTATCAAGCTCGCCTTGCAGGGCTATAACTTCGGCAATGGGTATATCTCATGGGCGAAAACCAACTACGGCGGTTATTCCTACGCCAATGCGGTAGAGTTTTCCACCATGCAGGCACAGCGGTTAGGGTGGGAAAAATACGGCGACACACAGTACCCCGCCCATGTGTTACGCTATTATCCGTATGGACGGGCGTTCACAAGCGGCAGCAACCAAGCCATTGTAGAGGTCGCTTTGACACAGCTCGGAAATGAGGGCGGTCAGCCTTATTGGAGTTGGTATGGCTTTGATGGGCGTGTAGAATGGTGTGCCTGCTTCGTATCGTGGTGTGCCGACCAGTGTGGTTATATCGAAAGCGGGATTATCCCGAAATTCGCAGGCTGCGTGGACGGCTCAAATTGGTTTAAGGGTAACGGACAATGGCAAGACAGAAACTACGAGCCGCAGGCAGGCGATATTATTTTCTTTGATTGGGAAGGCGACGGAGAAACCGACCATGTAGGCATTGTGGAGAAATGCGAAAACGGTGTCGTTTACACCGTGGAGGGTAATTCTGGCGATGCTTGCAGACAAAAGCAATATACGGTTGGAAGCAGCTCCATCTATGGTTACGGTGTTCCTGCCTATTAAAAATGGGCAAAAGAAAAACCAGAGGTTTATTCCTCTGGCTCTTTTGCCTTACATAGTCCGCTGACAGTTGCTTCAACTATGGACAGCTCTTTATCGTTTAGTTTGTCGAGTTCTGCGTCTAAGCGTCTGCGGACGGAACTTCTTTTGACCTCATTATCTGGGAATATGTATTCATCAACCGATACACCGAACATTGTCACAAGCTGAATGAGCAGCTCCAGACTTGGCTTTTGTCCCTCATTTTCAATCGCTTGAAGATGTCTTGGGTCATAATCTACAATACGAGCAAGCTGCTCTCTGGTCATACCTTTTGCTGTCCTTGCTTTCTTGATTGCCTGTCCTATCGGTGTAAAATCGAAGTCAAAATCATTGTTTCTTGTGTCCATAAACTCACCACCTTGTATCTGCAAAATGCTACTATTATATTTTACAGAAATGTGAGTTCTTATAGAACGATTTGAAATCTCTGATATTAGGATATAAAATCTCTTATTACAAGCGGTCAAAGTTCATAATTGCACACTTGATACTGTTCGTTCAAACGGCTATAATATATACAGTACACCTTAGGAGGTCAGATATGTTTGAATATATGACAGCACAGGAAGCCGCTGAAAAGTGGAACGTATCGTTAAGATGGGTACAAAGACTTTGTAAAGGAAACCGTATTGAGGGGGTTATGAATATTAACCGTGTGTGGCTTATTCCGAAAAATGCTGAAAAGCCTGCTGATGCAAGAAAAAAGTTGATGAAAAATTGAAAATTTTTCGTTAGTGTTTATTATGGAGGTGTTATATGTGAGGTACAGGATTTTAATTTCCGATGATGAAGTTGATATAGTTGAAATGCTTACAGGATTTTTTAGAAGCAAGGGCTATGAGGTCTTTTCTGCTTATAATGGAGTAGAAACCCTCAAATTAGCAGAATTACAACCAGATATAATCTTATTAGATATAAATATGCCGAAGCTTGATGGGATGGAAGTCTGCAAGAAAATTAGGGATTATGTTTCTTGCCCTATACTCTTTTTAACTGCCCGTATTGAAGAAAATGATAAGGTACAAGGATTTTCCGTAGGTGGTGATGATTATATTGTTAAGCCGTTTTCTCTTGTTGAACTTGAAGCCAGAGTGCAAGCACATTTAAGAAGAGAAGAACGACATCAAACGAATACAAAAGTTAAGTTTTCAGGAGAACTTTTAATTGACTACTCTGAAAGAACTGTTTATATACAGAACCAACCTATTGGTCTTGTAAAAAAAGAATTTGACATTGTTGAGTTATTATCTCAAAACGCAGGACAAGTTTTTGATAAAGAGAGAATTTATGAAAGAGTTTGGGGATATGACAGTGAGGGAGATAGTAGTGTTGTTGCCGAGCATATTCGCAGAATACGAACAAAAATTGCAGCATACACAAATAAATCTTATATTGAAACAGTTTGGGGGTGTGGATATAAGTGGATAAGATAAAGAAAATGTGGTGTAACCTGTCATTGCGAAAAAGTATAATACTTTATATCTCAGCGTTTGTAATTCTTGCCATTCTATTAAGTGCAGGAACAGCTACTTTGTGCAATAATGCTACAAAAACGATTGAAAGCAAATATCCCCCAACAGGAGAAAAATATTATTTAACAAATGAAAATGGAGAAAGACTCGGTGATGGCAATTATATTGGAGTTGCACCTGTTGCAATGTCTGAAAAAGACCAACGGTTACTTTCAATATGTGAAGTTGCCCCAATAATTGCAACTCCGATTTATTCAGCGTTATGTATTATTACGGCGACCTTGTTATTCTATAGAAACAAGTTAAAAAAACCGCTTACAGAATTAAAAGCCGCTTCTGAAATGATTTCTAATAATAATTTAAACTTCTCAATTAAATATGACAGCAAAGATGAATTAGGAGAATTGTGTTCATCATTTGAAACAATGCGTTTTACCCTTGCTAATAATTTCTCTGAAATGTGGCGGCAAATGGAAGAACGAAAACAACTTAATGCTGCTTTTGCTCACGATTTACGTACTCCACTTACCGTATTAAAAGGGTATAATGAAATTTTACAGTCCAACCATGACCCAATAACCAAAAGCACCGCTGTAACAATGGGAAAACATATTTTCCGTTTGGAAAGATATGTTGATAGTATGAGCCACTTGCGTCGTTTAGAAGATGCTCAACCCATAAGTGACAAGTCTAATATAAGCGGTTATGTGACCGCAATAGCTGATAGTGCAAGAATTTTGTGTGAGCAAAGTGGAAAAACTCTTTCTATTCAAAATAACATTTCCGATATTCCTATTGGCATTGATTATACTTTTGTTTCACAAGTTAATAATAATTTGATTTCAAATGCAATCCGATACGCAACATCAAAGGTAAACATCACTTACACAAGTAATAATGATGGCTTTTATCTCTCTGTTTCAGACAATGGATGTGGCTTTTCAAAAAATATTTTAAGCAAAGCAACCAATCCATATTTTACGGAAGAAGAAAATCACTCTGAGCATTTCGGACTTGGGCTGTATATCTGTAAAATTTTATGTGAACATCACGGTGGTTATCTGAAAATTGAAAATTGCTCAATCGGAGCAAAAGTGACTGCTTTTTTCAAATCTCTCGATTAGTAGATAAAAAGTAGAAAATTGCATTCTATACTCTCTATGTAAACACATGGAGAGTATTTTTTTGCTCCCTAAGACGAAAGGAGTTTTTGATATGGAACTTAAAGCAATTCAACTAACAAAGCAATATGGCTCAAAAACAGCCGTAAACCATTTGAACCTCTCATTATCAAATGGCGTTTACGGTTTGCTTGGTGCAAATGGTGCGGGAAAAACTACCCTTATGCGGTTACTCTGCGATATTCAGACACCGACCTCTGGGAAAATTACTTTGGATGGGAAAAACATATCTGTACTCGGAGAGAAGTACCGTAATTTATTGGGATATTTACCGCAACAGTTTGGATATTATCCAGACTTTACAGCTTGGGATTTCCTTATGTATGTTGCGGCATTAAAAGGACTGAGTGAAAAACAAGCTCATAAGAAAGCAACAGAATTGTTGGAAGCTGTTGATTTAGCAGAGAAAAGGAACCTCAAAATCAAAACTTTCTCTGGTGGTATGAAACAACGTTTAGGTATTGCACAGGCGATGTTGAATAATCCACGCATCTTAATTTTAGATGAGCCGACAGCAGGTCTTGACCCAAAAGAGCGTGTCCGTTTTCGTAATCTGATTAGTGCATTTTCTAAAGATAGAATAGTTATTCTCTCTACGCACATTGTTTCTGATGTCGAGTTTATTGCTGAGGACATTATTATGATGAAAGACGGTCAGATTCTCCATTTTGGAAAAACGCAGGAAATTACCACAGAAATTGACGGACAGGTATGGGAATGTACAGTTCCGACCAGTCGTGCGGAGCAATATTCTGAAACTCTGAATATAAGCAATTTGCGAAACATTGAAAATAATTGTACGGTTCTGCGTGTGATTTCTGAACAGTCGCCTATGGAAAATGCGATAAAGGTAGAACCTACATTAGAGGATTTGTATCTATTCTATTTTAAAGGAGTGAACGAATAATGAAAAATCTAATCAAGTTTGAATTACGAAAAATATTGACAAAACGCTTTGCGGTTATTTCTGTTGCTGCCGTATTACTATTGTCCTTGATACTGTCTTTTTCCACGCTTCACAGTATGTACGCATTTGACGGAAACGGTGCAGAGGAAACTGGAAAAGCTGCGGTAGAAATTGATAAGCAAATTGCATTGAAGTATGAGGGAAAGTTAACTGACAATAAAGTACAGCAGATGATGTCTGAGTTTAAGCCTACTCAAGATTTACATGGAATGAACGCAAAATACATTTATCAAAATGCTTTGCAGTCTTCTGTATTCTCCCATTTTGCTGATATAGATGGAAATTGGAACGGGTTAAGCGTAGCAGATGTATTTGGCGATAAAGAAATAAAAGTTGGGTATGTAAACGGTTGGCTTAGTACAAGCCAAAATATGGCGAAGATTTTTATTGTCCTTTCATTAGTAATTATTTTGCTAATTGCTCCTGTTTTCTCTGGCGAGTATGGTGGAGTGGATAACATTATTTTGACAAGTAAATACGGAAAGACAAAATGTGCCACAGCAAAAGTATTAGCAAGTTTACTTTCAGCCGTTTTCATAACGACTTTGGTTGTTATTTTCAATTTGCTTATTGCGGTTGCTATTTATGGAACAGAGGGGCTGGACTGCTCTATCCTTTTTGCTCCAATAGATTTTTTAGAAGGGTATATTCCGTTTAATATTACTTGCGGAACAGTATTAAAGTATCAAATCCTGTTGGCGTTTATGAGTGCAATCAGTGTAACAGGAATAGTTTTAATTCTGTCTGCTGTTTGTAAAAGTCAAATGATAGCGTTTGTAATTTCAGCAGCTATTCATGTGATACCGATAATGCTTCCTATCTCTGAAACAAGTGCATTATATCGAATTATTGTGCTGATGCCCCTTTTCTATTCACAGTATATTTCCATAATGTCTGTTGAACAAATGCACAATGGTATGCTTTATGCAGTATGGTCTATTCCTGTTGCGATTGCTTTAGTAGTAATAGGTTCAATCATTTCCCATAAGGCATTTTCAAAACATCAAGTAAGATAAGCTTTAAAATCAATATGAAGCAAGCCCACCAAATAAAAAAAACGGTGCTTTGGTGGGCAGTATAAACACGCCCAGACGAAAATTCAACTTCCCTCCGAACCCGTTTTCGAGTTTGGAGGAATTTTTTTATGCGATGGTCGAATATGACCGCAATGCTGCTCATCAGAAGCAGCTACTATTTACGGAGTGTCACAGTGGAGTGAAGATTATCTTTTAGAAAAAATCATCACTCACTCGTGGCACTCTTACATTTTACAAGTAGAGATTACATCTCTTAATTATAGATATGCTTACGCTTATTGCCGTAGAGGTCTTAGTACCTTTGCGGCTTTTTGCTTTTCTGTCGGTTGCCGTTCACCGCCTGCCAATCTGGATTTTTCAAAAATTCAGATTGGAGGAAACGATATGGCATACAACAAAGCCAAAGAAGAAAAGAAATGGCGGCTCTGGAAAGAAGCCGAGGAAAAGCAGTTGCGGAACTTAGGCGTTACTGAGGACGATATAGAACAGCTCCGTATTCACGATTGGGCGATTTTTAATTCAGACAGACGGTATTATCAGCGAGTGCAGGAAACAGGTACATATCTTGACGAGCTTGCTGAAGATACTACACAGCCCGAAGTCAAAACGGTTGAGGATTTTCTGGACAGCATCGAAAATCAGCACCTCTATCAAGTTTTGATTAAGGTGGACAGGCTTACATTGCAGATTGCTTTGATGAAGATACAAGGATATTCAACCCGTGAAATTGCGGTGTATCTGGATATTACTGAAAAAGCTGTTTACAGAAGAATGGATAGGCTCAAAGAAAAATTAAAAAAGTTTTTTGAGTAGAGGGGAAAATTGAATATTCCCACGGGCTACAGGGTGAGAGGACAAAAAACTCTTGCCCTGTTTTCCTTTGTGTGGCGAAAACGGGATTGCTCCTTGACAAATGAATACCCATTCGCCAAATACTTTCTCTTTGTGATTGTGATGAGCATAAGCGTGTGCAGCGGTACGCCACGACCTGCCAAGCGGCAGCGAGCGATTGAAAGGTGGTGAGCCTATCTTTACCGACTCAAAATATCGGGCAGCTCCCGATTTCGCCATAACCCACAAAGAGGATAATGATACTCCCGTCCAGTCACAGCCCGAGCGTGAAAAAACCGTCGCAGGCAATGAGGGCGGCTCTGTCAGAACGACAGTTGGGGTGGAACTCCCGTGGTGTCAGTTCGCTGCTGACCATTTGGCGACTTCCCATAGCATTTCGGGGTGTCGAGGACAAATTGAAATGCTCCTATCATATCAGCCAAACGAAAGGCGGTCATAAGAACAGAGATTTTGTTTATATTCTCCCGACCTTAAATACTTCCTTACGTTTGGCTGCCTACATAGGCAGAACATACCTGCCTAAATAAAATTGGGAGGTCAAACATAATGGAAAGAAAATTCAAGCGTGGAGATATTTACTACGCAAACTTAAATCCCGTTATCGGCTCGGAGCAAGGCGGAACAAGACCTGTACTTATCATTTCAAACGATGTCGGTAATAAGCACAGTCCTACGGTCATTGTCGCACCCATCACAAGCCGAATACACACCAAAGCAAAATTGCCGACGCACACTTTAATCAATGATTTTGAAGGTTTGGATAAGAACTCAATCATTTTGCTTGAACAGGTAAGAACGATTGATAAGCAGCGACTAAGGCAGTATTTGGGAATGATACCAGACGATATAGTGGCAAGGGTTGATAAGGCTCTTGCCATTAGTGTTGCATTGGAGAAAATGAAGGCAACAGATGTGTAAAAGGGACGAGAACGATAAATTTGCACATTGGTAAAAATGCGGCTGTATTTCTATAATTTAGAGTACAGCCGCTTGTTTTATAGCGGAGGTACTCATTATGGGAAATGAAAACTATATCCAAAATCCAGAATTGCAAAATGAACAGATGAAAGATGAAAACGAAGTATTTAATTCATTTATCAATGTTATGGTGCAGATAGTTGAAAAATACGGAAAGACAGTTTTGCAAGAATTGGATTGTGCTGCGTAAGTTACGCAGCCTTACATATCACATTTCCCTATAAAATTATGGAGGTGGTACGATGAACAGAGAAGGAAAGAAATGTGTCCTGTATCCGAGAGTAAGTACCGAAATGCAGGTAGACGGATATAGCCTTGAAGGACAAAAAAACGGATTAAAACGATTTGCTGACCGAGAAGAAATGGAAATTGTCGGTATCTATGAGGATGCAGGTAAATCAGGAAAATCTATTGAAGGACGACCTGCATTTAAGAAAATGCTTTCCGATATAAAAAACGGATTGGAGATAGACTATATTCTGGTTTATAAACTTTCCCGTTTCGGAAGAAATGCAGCGGATATTCTAAATTCATTAGAGTTTGTACAATCTTATGGAATAAATCTTATTTGTATTGAAGAAGGAATTGACTCGTCACAGACAAGTGGAAAACTTTTAATCTCTGTTTTGTCTGCGGTTGCAGAAATAGAAAGAGAAAATATCATTGAACAGACAATGAATGGACGGAGAGAAAAAGCACGACAAGGTGGGTGGAATGGTGGATTTGCACCATACGGATATTATCTGAAAGACAATCAGCTCTTGATAGAAGAAACGGAAGCTGAAGCAATCAGAATTATATTTGATAAATTTGCTAATTCTGATATAGGACTTGGCGGAGTAGCAAAATATCTTAATCTTCAAGGTATAAAGAAGATACCTCGTCAGAACGGCACATTGGAAACTTGGAGCAGTCATTTTATACGGTTGATATTAGACAATCCTGTTTATTGTGGAAAGATTGCTTATGGCAGAAGAACACGAGAAAAGGTAAAAGGTACAAAAAATGAATATAAGCAGGTTCATGCAGAGGATTACATTCTGGAAGATGGACAACATGAAGGAATTATCAGCGAGGAATTGTGGCAAAAGGTTCACGCAAAGCGTATGGCAACAGGAATTAAACAGCCATCCAAAATCGGTAAGGATAGGTCACACCTTTTGACGGGGATATTAAAGTGTCCCCTTTGTGGAAGTTCAATGTATACGAACAAACACGCTTGGACAAATAAAGATGGCACATACAAAGAGGTTTACTATTATATTTGCGGCAGAAATAAGCAGGAACGAGGACATCATTGTGACTATAAGGCATCTCTGAGAAAAACAGATATTGAGCCACTTGTAATTGAAGCTGTTAAGGAATTGGTAAGCGATAAGTATTTTGCAAAAGAGATTGAAAAGCGTATTGGCGTACAGACCGATACAACAGCTATTGATAAGGAACTTGCCAATTACGAGAGTAAACTGAAAGAAGTTGATTTGAACAAAGCACGTCTGGAGAGAGAAATTGATAATCTGCCTGTTGATACCCGCTTCAGAGAAAGAAAAATTCACGATATGACTTTAAGACTTGATGCCTTGTATGATACGATTGTAGAGTTGGAAGAACGGATTGAAGATGCAAAGCTGAGAAAAAGTTCTATCGAAATGGAAACAATCACTCTGGACAATATTTACAAGCTTATGCTGAATTTCGGAAAGCTCTATGATATAATAAGTGACGAGGAAAAGAAAAGCCTTATTACTTATCTCATAAAAGAAATTCAGATATATCCAAACGGGGAGTCAGAGCAGCCTTTGAAGTCGATAGAGTTTAATTTCCCAATATATCGGGATGGTCAAGAGGTAAGGCGGCTTTTGTGGGAAAAAGGTAATACCGTTGAGACGGTATGTTTGCTGTCAAGAAAAGATAAATAAGAACCAAAAAGTGGCGTATTTCCGGGCTTTTTGCGAGGTGAGCATCATCAGAGGAACCTTGCGAAAAGCTCGGTTTTCTTGTATGGAAACATATCTACTTTACAGTCTGATTGGAGAGAAGTTGAGTAGACGGAGAATAGCGGTAGGGTTTAGGCTGTGGATTAGATGTCAGCGGTTGTGGCACCAGGATTGTTGTCAGAGCCGACCGCAGTTTAAGCCACTCGATACTAAGGGGCAGACTTGGCAGTGGGATAGATGACAGAAAAAAAATCAAAAAGTTCACCAAAAACTTAGCGATTGTGATATAATATACATTTACAGAGGAAGGAGGTCGAGATGATGAGCTATAAGGTTTTAGATGTGTGTCGTCATGTAATTAATTATAGCAATGAACATGACTATGGAATTTCAAATTTAAAACTTCAGAAAGTGCTTTATTTTATCCAAGCTTATTTTTTAACAAAAAAGAAAGACCATACTCCTTGTTTTGATGAGAAGATAGAAGCATGGGATTTTGGACCTGTTGTTCCAGAAGCTTACCATGAATATAAGCAGTACGGAAGTGGAGATATACCTACAATAGAATCATACATTATGTTTGATGAAAATGATATATGGAATGCTAAAAGGGTTGAGTTTGAGGACACTACGATTACAGATGAAGACAAAGCTCTTATAGAAAAAGTTGTAGACAAATTTGCAGATTATTCAGCAACAGATCTTGTATCATTAACCCATAGACAGTCACCATGGATTGATGCTTATGTTCCATATCAAAATAACGAGATTACAATTAATGCAATAAGGGAGTATTTTAATGGCTGATGACAATTTAGATGTATTGCTCCGGACGACTGACAATACAACAATGTCATTAGAGCAATCGAAAAAATTTAATAACACTAAAAGAAAAATCAATGGAATTTGCAAAGCATTATCCATGAATACTCAGAAGTATGATCCGCAGAAAACGGTTGAGAATATCGCATCATATATAACATCAACAAATAAGTTGGACAGGATTCTTTATTCGGAAATCAGCAATTATGTTTATTCGTTAGAAATGTCTCAACGAGGAGTTTTTGCTACAAATTTAGAAAAACTATTGTTATATTCTCTTGATGATGATAATTCGGTAGATGAAGACTGTAAAAAAATGATTGTAAAAATCTATGATCATTTTCAACTAGCGTTACATCAGATTGAAAATGTCAATAACATTTTTGCAGATAGCATAGAAGAAGCGAAAGAAAACTTGCAAAAACAGATAAAAGGCGTTGAAAAAGAATACATCTCCATACTTGGTATTTTCGCTTCTATTGTTCTTGCTTTTGTTGGGGGAATTACATTCTCAACATCTGTTTTACAGAATATTTCTGCGGTTAGTGTTTTTCGATTGTTGCTGGTTGTTGACTTTTTGGCGTTTGTTCTTATTAATGTGATTTATATTTTGGTTAAATTCATTTTTACTATAAACGAAAAAAACGCAAGACTATTCAATGTCAAAGCACTGAATATTGCATGCTTGATTATTGCCATAATAATAGTGGTTTCATGGATACTTAATGTTAATCAGATACCAGATTTTATTTCGGAATTTTTACCTTGGAGTAAATAAAAAATAACCCTCCCGACCATCACGGTCAGGAGGGTTTCGTGCGTCTATGGGGCTTATGCATCCACATCAATGCTGACGCCGGATTTCAGTTCAACTGTAATGTGGTCATCCCAGATGGTAATCTGCTTGATCCAGCGTCGTACTAGTGTTTCATCGAATTCTGTAAAATAGGTGGTTTGTTGTGTGATGTAATCCTGCAGGTCATTGATTCGCTTTATCTGTTCATCTCTTGCGGCTGTATCGACGGTTGTTTTCTGGCGAAGTTCTCGGAGCCTGAAGATCTCATCCGCTATTTCGTCGTAGTCCTCTTTGCTATTGGCCTTCTGGATCAACTCTTGTTGTAGAGCCATCAGTTTTTCGTCAATGCTGTCTATGACAGTTGCCTGTGAAGCTCGGATGACTGCGGCAATGTTAAGCTGGAGCTGTGCCTGATAATTGCTTTTGTCACCAAGCATTTGATTGATGGCTTTGACAACGACATCCTGAAGAACCAGCTCATTGATGGTTCGAGCGTGGCATTCAAGCCCGGTGGATTCTAGCCTGCTGATGCAGCGCCAGACAATTGATTTGACGCCACGGTTGTTCCAGTGGAGCCTTCGGAACATTTCACCGCATTCACCGCAGATGACGATTTGGGAGAAGCAGTGGTTACAGCTGTAGTTCCGTTTCTTACCGTTGGCGCTGGTTTTACCCACTCGCCTGCGGACAAGTTCTTCCTGTACCTGCAGGTAAATGTCTTTCGGAATAATGGCTTCGTGGTCGCCTTCTACATAGTATTGAGGAACAAGACCGTTATTTTTAACTCTGGTCTTGTTTAGAAAGTCAGTGGTGTAGGTCTTTTGGAGCAGAGCATCACCGATGTACTTTTCGTTACGGAGAATTTTGTTGATGGTGCTTGTGTGCCACCTTTTCCCTCCGGCACCGGTAAGGATACCGTCACGCTCCAGACCAGCGGCAATCTTGTCCATACTGAGACCTTCTAAATATTCGCGATAAATACGCTTTACAGTTTCGGCCTGTTCTGGATCAATGACTAAATTCCCATCTGCGTCCTTTGTATATCCAAGGAAGCGATTGTGGTTGATTTGTACCTTGCCTTGCTGGTAGCGGTATTGTAAGCCCAGCTTGACATTCTGACTTAAGGACTGTGATTCTTGCTGGGCCAGAGAAGCCATGATGGTGATGAGAACTTCGCCCTTGGCATCCATTGTGTTAATGGACTCTTTCTCGAATAAAACTGGGATGTTCATATCCTTGAGCTGCCTTATGTATTTCAGGCAGTCCAGTGTGTTTCTGGCAAATCGGCTGATGGACTTGGTAATGATCATATCAATGTTACCGGTTTTGCAGTCATCAATCATACGATTGAATTCTTCTCGCTTTTTGGTGTTGGTGCCGGATATACCGTCATCAGCATAGATTCCGGCGAATTCCCAATCAGGATTTTTCTGTATGTATTCTGTGTAGTGCTCGACCTGAGCTTCATAACTTGTAGCCTGCTCATCGCTGTCTGTACTGACGCGGCAGTACGCTGCGACTCGGAGCTTTGGCTTTTCTTCTTCCTGCTTTCGAGCATTGCTTCCAACCTGTCGTCTTGCAGGAATTAACATTACATTTCCCATTATTTACTCTCGCTTTCTATGAGGCTGTACAGATATTCTGCCTGCTTGACGGGATTGTCATAAAGGGCAGCAACCTCACCCATATGGAAATGGGTAGGTATCTGTAGCTTCCTCATTTGTGTTTGCTTATTATTTCGTCCGAGTGCTGTGGCTCGACGTTTGCGTTCTTCTTGTGCTTTTTGATAGGTATCTTCATCGATAATGGCAGGATAGAAACTGTCTCCAAGATAATGGGCGTTTTCCATCAATCGTTTAGCGGTGCCGTGATAAGTTTTAATTTCGGCAGCAGATGCAGCCTTTGATAAAGACATACCACTCAGATAATTTTTATAGAGTTGTCTGAGCTTATCTGCAGCCGGTTGATCGATAACTGCGATACCGTTTTCTATTTTATAGCCAAATGGTGTATGGCCCATCTAATCACCAATCCTTTCTGTGAATGTCAGAGCGCATTTCATAACAAACCTGATTTCATTTCTGCTTATGACTTCAATGTGGTCTGTGTAGTTTTCAAAAAGCTCCTCGCTGTAGGCTGTAAGCATATCAGTATGGGACACAAAGTGTAGCAGAAGATTCGTTTCCGTAACCTTGGCTGCGTCGCCGGTCATTCCGATGGTAATTGCTTCAATGTCAGAGCGATATGTCTCTGCCTGCAGGAGGAGTGCATTTGTTTCTTGATTATAGAGAATCTGGTCGATATAGCCCTGTGCCATCAGCTTGGTTAATGTTTCTCGCTGCTCACTGTTTTGAGCGATGAGTTGCTCCAAGTGCTGAATGCGTTGAATGGCCTCGTCGCCAGATGAGTTTTCAAGTACTTTGAGATAAGGAGTAAGTATCAAGCGATAGCCATAAATGAGCTTGTTTAGCATTGTAATGAATGCAGCTTTTATCTCATCATCTCTTATATATTTCATAAGACACGCTTTCTTATTCTTCAAGTGCGTGTTGCAGGTCCAGGCGACATACTTGTATGTGGTGCAAGAGTGTATCCTGCGCTTGAAGGTGTCGCCACATTCTCCACAGATTATTTTCCCGGAGAAGGCATAACGTTGCTGATATTTATCACTGCCTTTTTCAATACCTTTTTCTGCGGCTCGTTGATTAACCAGAGCATTCGCTGCGTCGAAGTCTGAATGACTGATAATCGCTTCGTGATGAACCGGAGCCATGTACTGGTCAACCTCAGAAAGAATCCTGACGCAGGCATAAACTGCAGTCATCTGCATGGCGCTTCTTTCATTGACGGCTTTGTCGGAGTTGCTTCCACCAAAGAGAAAGCGATAGGCACTGCCATTGGTGCTGTTGGTGGGCTTGTCTCTTGAGTGAAACAGTCCTGATAAGAATCCCATAAATATTCCTTTCTGCCGTAAAGGTCGTATAAAATTCAAAGTTTTGTCATAAAATAATCTATGCAAATACTTGCAATTGCAAGCAAAAGCGAATATAATAAAGAAAAAGGAGGCGATACTATGGCAAATACATCCGCTGTTTATGCAAGAATAGATACCAATCTCAAGGATAATGCTGAGAGCATTCTTTCTCAGCTTGGCATTTCTCCATCCAGTGCAATTCAGATGCTTTATAGCCAGATTGTACTGAAAAAGGGGATGCCATTTGAACTGAAACTTCCTTCTTCTAAGCCATTAGATGTTGGCGCAATGACCAGAGAACAGCTTGATGCAGAACTCCAGAAGGGTGTTGATTCCATCAAAGCAGGAAAGGTATATTCTGCAGATGAAGTCGATGCGGCACTTGCAAAGGAGTTTGGCATATGATGGATAGCTATAAGGTCGGCTATTCTGTAGATGCACTTGATGATTTACGTGAAATTTATTTGTATATTGCGAATGAACTCCTCGTTCCGGAAACTGCTACCGCTCAGTTGGGCCGTATCCGAAAAGAAGTTCGTTCACTGGATTTCATGCCAGCTCGCCATGCGTTAGTTGACTGGGAACCTTGGCATTCGATGAAAATGCATCAGCTTCCGGTTGACAACTTTATCGTGTATTATCTGGTTGATGACGAGGAAAGGGCAGTTACAGTAGCACGAATATTTTACGGTGGTCGTGACATCGAAGGAATTATAAATTCAAATAAGTAACTAGGAATGGAGTTTTTGTGTGAAAACAAGGGCTCCATTTTTATATGAATAAAATGCCTCTTCATCGTAGACAGAAGCACCGGTATTGTTTCCACAGCGGATCGCACGGTCAAGGCCCATGATGGTGGCAACAGCTCCGTCGATTTTCTCTGTGGATTTTTCTTTGTCTGCCTTTATATTGCCGGCAGGATCAGTGCGGATATAAATGTTATCCATCATCCAGCGAAGCACCGGATGACCACCGTGGGCCAGCTTTTGCTCCAACGTCAGCTTCATGAGTTCTTTTGTCGGTGGAGACATATCCTTAAATCCCTGACCGAACGGAACAACAGTAAAGCCCATACCTTCTAAGTTCTGTACCATTTGAACAGCTCCCCAGCGGTCAAAGGCAATCTCACGAATATTGAAGCGTTCTCTAAGACGCTCGATGAATTTCTCGATATAGCCGTAGTGGACAACGTTTCCTTCTGTGGTTTCCAGAAATCCTTGTCGTTCCCAGACATCGTAAGGAACATGATCTCGCCTTACTCGAAGATCTAGCGTATCTTCCGGTATCCAGAAGTACGGAAGGATGCAGAACTTGTCATCTTCATCAAGTGGAGGAAATACCAGCACGAAGGCTGTAATATCTGTGGTGGAGGAAAGATCCAGACCACCGTAACAGACACGACCCTCTAAGGATTCTTCATTAACCTTGAACGAGCAGGCATCCCATTTCTCCATTGGCATCCAACGAACTGCCTGCTTGACCCACTGGTTAAGTCGTAGCTGTCTGAAGGAATTCTCCTCGCCGGGATTCTGTTTTGCAGATTCACAGGCTGCTTCGACTTTATCAATGCCGACTGTGATACCAAGAGAAGGATTTGCTTTCTTCCAAACCTCCGGGTCTGTCCAGTCATCGGTTTCATCGGCGCCATAGATGACAGGATAGAAGGTTGGATCTATCTTTCTACCTTCCAAGATGTCCTTGGCTTTTTGATGTGTTTCATAGCAGATACTGTTGGTATCTGTTCCGGCGGTAGTGATAAGAAAGTAGAGTGGTTGCATTCTTGCGTCGCCGGAGCCCTTGGTCATAACATCAAAGAGCTTTCGGTTGGGCTGAGTATGTAGCTCATCGAATACGACACCGTGAATGATAAAACCATGCTTTGAGTAAGCCTCAGCAGACAGTACCTGATAGAAGCTATTGGTCGGTTGGTAGACAATACGCTTCTGGGAAGCAAGAATTTTTACTCGTCGGTTCAGTGCAGGACACATACGCACCATATCGGCAGCAACATCAAATACGATGGTTAAGTGTTTTCATGAGATTGTCCTTTCTACAAAACAGGCAGCAGAGAAATCCCTGCCGCCTGCCGTGTTACTGTTTATCTTTATTGGATTTGTATTTATTGATGTCACGGCGAATATGGTATACCGCATAACGAATAAGGTAAAAATGATTTTTCCTGCGTTGTAGATGATGAAGCCATATACCGCCGCAAAAAAGGTATAGGCAATGACATTAGCAATAAATAGATTTAAGATCTCTGCAAATTCATTCATAGATTGTCTCCTTTTGTCAGAAAATGTGCTGGCGGTAGTGAGCCCACCGCCAGCAGTTTGATAAGTTACTTACAGTCTTTCATGCGCTTTTCGTGGTATTCGAGGTCACGCTTGTCCTTTTCCTGCTCACGCTTTTCACGTTTATGGTCGTTGATGATACTCTGCATCATAGAGATTGCAGTAGTAAGACCGACGCAAGCGAAGCAGCCGATACAGATGTTTACAAGAATTGTGCTAATCATGATTGTCTCCATAGTTTGTTACCTCCATTAGTCAAGAAAATCATCGTCGTCATCAGTTGCAAAGTCAGATTCAGCAGATGCCTTACCACCAAGAGGCTCGCCATCACGAATCTTCTGCAGATTGTTAAGGCCGCAGGCGATGCCTTTATTGCCAGAACTGTTGAAAGCGTAAAAACTGATGCTGGCACGACCGTAGACTCCAGAGTAAACCTCAGAACGAATGAGAATAGGATTGCGGTCTGCATCTACGATACCAGGTGCAGAGGTTGCATTTGCATTCACAAAGTAGCTGCCAGCGTATGCAGGATCATCCGGTCTTTCAAGATCTCCATCACGAAGTGGCGTTTTAAGTACGGAAAGAGCAGGTACGGACTTACCGTTGCCCTTGAGCTTTGCTTCACCTTCACGGTATGCAGCCTCGATAGCAGCTTCAATCTTTGCAACAGTCTTTGTGTCGGATTTCGGGATAATCAGGATGACACTATATTTCGGAGTGCCACCGTTGATGGACTTAGGTTCCCAGACATTGGCATAGCTCCAGCGTGTGTTAGGACCAGTGATAACCTTCATGGGATTTGTCATTTTTACATTTTTACTCATTGTCATATTCCTCCATAAAATCATTTTTTGCTGTGTTAATTGCCGGGCGTTTATCGCTTTCCGGCACAAGAGTAGGTTTGCCTTGTGGCTTTTCAATATAGTCTGCAAGGAGATCTTCAAAACGAGATTTGCCGAGCAGTTTCTGCATAGCAGTGATACCAAGTAGCTTCTTTTCATAAGGGTCAAAGCCAGCAGCTTCGACGGCTTTCGATACAGCTTCTTCGTTGATATATCTGCGGTTGGAGCGACCCTCGACCAGTTTCCAGCCTGTCCATTCTTTACCGCTGATTGCCTGCTGAAGTGCATATTCCTTGATGTCGTTGGCTCAGGAGACCAGTTCATCGACACGGGAAAGGACAACTTCGATTTCCGAATCCTCCAGCAGAGGTGGTAGTATGAAATCATGCTGTGCGAGTAGAAGATTGGCTTCCGCTCTGGCCCGGCATTCATGCCTTGCCTTACAGAATCCGCACCATTCACCGCACAGAAAATTTCCATCACCGGAAAAGGCGAGGTCAGCGGTAGGCTTCAGAACTTCATCGGCCCACTGATACAGGTCATTCTTACTGACTTCATAGGTGGAAACGTTCTGACGTCTGGGCTGGTAGATGGTCATGCTGACCGTATCGATGTCATAAATATCATCGAAAAGCTCCAGAGCGCCAAGGGCGTAGCATTTCATCTGTGGATTGTTTTCAGCGGAAACAAGTATTCCAAGCCCGTGTTTGTAGTCAATCACATGCATAGTTCCATCGCTGATGAGAATAGCATCTGAGGCTCCGAAGCCTTGTTCTACCCAACGGGAGAAGTCCACTCGCTGTTCAATCAGAACAACTGGATCGGAGCAGGTCTGCTTGGCATCTTCCAAAAGCTCCATAATAAAGCTGGCGTACCCTGTGGCACAATCTTCCATTTCGGCGTTGTACCAATTTAGGCTTTTTGTTGGATCAGTAGCTTTCATGCCGAGAGCTTTACGAAGCTTGTACTCACAAAGAGCGTGTGCGTCGGTACCTTCTGCAGCATAATCACTACCTTTATCCTCATAGGTTTCGCAGAGCCTTGCTGACGGTGGGCAGTGAAGCCATCTGTCAGAAGAGGATGCGGAGAGGAGTGCATGTCCTTTTGGTGGCATATTAGAGCACCTCCACTTCCCTGAGCAGGGCTTCATAATGTTTCGGATCTACGAGTGACAGCTTGCTTGCACCATATTTTTTAAGAAGCTCTCGAATCTCAGCCGTATGTCCAGCACGAGATTTGTCAGCCAGAACAGCTCGAACCTCTTCAAGGGTCAGTGCAGGTTTTGCTTTCTCCTCTGTATTAGCAGCAATATTTTCTCTTTGCTGCTGAACATCGGATGTAAACTGCTGTGCAAGCCAGTTTGCTGCATCGTTAATAGCAGCGGCAGCATTTCTCAGTTCTTCGATGGTCATAGCCATATCGTTCATTTTTGACATTTGTTGTTCCTCCTTCCTTGGATTATCTCTGTGCGGCGATGAGTCTAAGATTCTTCGCCATTCTTGCGGATACCTGACTGATTGCTGTGAGAGTAGCAATTACTTCTACGTCAGTATCTCTTCTGTTGTGAAAGGTCTGATTCACGGTGTTCACCTCGCTTTCTGTAGGTCGTTTTGTTTCGCCTTACACTACTCAATGGAGGTGAGATGGCTGTTTGGCCGAAAAGTTATAAAAATTTTTTGAAAAGAAAAATCGTCCCCTGAAGAATCAGAGGACGACCATTCATATTAGATGTAGTCTTTAAGCTCGGAACGAAGCTTCTGGAACAGCTTGTCCCTGCGGTATACAAAGGTATTACGGGAGAGTCCCATTTCCTTGCCACAGTCACGTTCCGATTTTCCGTCCATGATAAGCTGGCAGATAAGGCGACCTTCTGGGTCCAGCTCATTCAGCTTTGCATAGAGGGCACGAAGAAGTTCTGCGTCCTCCATTACTTCTACGATAGCTACAGATTCATCCGGCATGTCATCAAGCCAGCTTTTTTCATTTCCTTCACCGTCGCTTACGGTGCTATCGAGAGAAAGCTGGTCGCCAGCCTTGGCATACGGACAGGTCATACAGTCCATGTCGCATAAATAACGTTTACTTGCAGGGCAGACACAACGGCCATGCTCCTGCTGACGTTTGCGATAGGAATTGATGTCACGATAGTAGTCCGTGTAGAACTCTTTGTTGACATCCACCCAGCTTTTAGATTCCTTGATGTAGATACGATACTGTTTACTCTGATTTACTTTGATTGCCATTTGATTTTCTCCTTTCGGCATTTGAACCGAAGCGGAGATAACCGATATGGCTGCCAGTGTTTTTCATAAGATGGTCACCTCATGCGGATAACTCCGCTTCTTTCCGGTGACCAGCCGTTCGTAAGCTGGCACTCTATTGATAGTGTTCTCTTGTTCATCAACTACGAACACACCACGTGGCCACGAAGGCGGTGAGTTGAGGAACAAGTTAGACTGGTTAACGTCTTGTCCGAGACGAGTTTTTAATAACTATCTTAAATATGCCAGATTTCAAAATAAAAACCTCAGACATGCCTATGTCCGTTTTTTAGGGGATAAAGAGTTGATTTATGGAACAGATAGGGATTAAAAGTTAGATTTGCAAAAGAAAAGACCGGACACATACATGTCCGGCTATCAAAAAATAAATATGAACAAGCTGTAAACTTTTTAAGAAAACTAGTAACAAATATAAGCAAATAACAAGAAACTACTTGTTTTTGCTGTCGAAAATGACTATAATATTATTGGGTAATTGTATCTATACGTAACTTCGAGAGGTGGAACATGGAAGATAAGTTGAATGATAAATGGATAAACATTGAAGAAGCTGCTGAATACCTAGGTGTCAAGCCAGTGACGCTCCGAGGATGGATACGTAATGATAAAGGAATACCGGCACACAAAATTGGGAAACAGTGGAAATTTAAATGTTCTGAACTTGATGTGTGGGTTAAAAGTGGAAAAAGTGCTATCGAGTAATCGATACAGCAAAAAAATGACAAGGAGATTCTGGCAATGGCAGTAAAGAAAACAGAGCTATACAGCTCCCTTTGGGCAAGCTGTGACAAACTTCGTGGAGGCATGGATTCCTCAGAATATAAAGACTATATCCTGACACTCTTGTTCATGAAGTATGTTACTGATAAATTTAAGAATAAAGGAGCCTATGAAGATATTAAGGTCTTTGATAAGGCGCATGATAAAGATCCCGATCCGGAGAAGCGGACAGGCTGCTCCTTTGACGACTTTATTGCTCTGAAAGGAAAGAAGAATATCGGCGAGGGTATGGATAAAATCATAGCCCGTCTTGCTGACGAGAATACTGATTTGAAGGGCGTTATTGATATTGCTCATTTCAATGATGAGAAGAAATTGGGAAATGGTAAGGAAATGGTTGATAAGTTGACCGATCTCATATCCATCTTTCAGCGTCCGGAACTCGACTTCTCTCGAAACAAGGCAGAAGGCGATGATATCATTGGTGATGCATACGAGTTCTTGATGCGTAAATTCGCTACGGAAAGCGGAAAAAGTAAGGGACAATTTTATACGCCTGCGGAGGTATCCAGAATTCTTGCTAATGTTGTAGGAATTAACCGTTGCGCTAATAGTAGCGCTACGGTATGTGATCCGGCCTGTGGTAGCGGCAGTTTGTTAATCCGGGCTATCGATGCAGCACCATTTCCAATCATGGGTTATGGTCAGGAGAAAGAAAGCACAACAGCTGGTCTTGCTAAGATGAATGCTGTTTTGCACCGTAAGGCTGAAATTACCATCAAGAGTGGTAATACATTCTCGAATCCGCAGTACATGGATAAATCAGATACCTCCGTACTTGAACGTTTTGATTACATAGTGGCCAATCCGCCTTTTTCCATGAAAAACTGGCGGGATGGAATTGCCGGTAAAGAATATGGTCGGTTTGAGGGCTATGGGGATATGCCTCCGGAGAAGAACGGGGACTATGCTTGGCTTATGCATATCCTTAAAACTTTGAAGTCAAATGGCAAGGCTGCAGTTATTTTGCCTCATGGGGTCCTCTTTCGTGGAAATGCAGAGGCTACCATCAGAGAGACTATTATAAAGAAACATTGGATTAAGGGTATCATCAGCCTTCCGGCAAACTTGTTTTATGGCACTGGAATAGCTGCATGTGTACTCGTGATTGACAAAGAAGGTGCTGCAAACCGACAGGGCATCTTTATGATTGATGCCAGCCGTGGGTATGTTAAGGATGGCAATAAGAATCGTTTGAGAGAACGCGATATCTACAGAATCATTACTACCTTTAATGAGCAGATTACTACAGATCCTAAGTATGCGCGTTTCGTACCTAATGATGAAATTGAAAAGAAGAATGAGTATAACCTGAACATTACCCGTTATATTGATTCCACAGATCCGGAGGATATTCAGGATATTTATGCTCATATTCATGGCGGCATTCCTGCGATTGACATCGACGGTCTATCTAAATACTGGAATGCATTTCCTTCGCTGAAATCAGAGCTGCTGTCAGCTATTAGCGAAAAATACTACAGCTTGAATGTTGAGCACGAAAGTATTCGACAAACGATATATAAAAATACTGAATTCTCGGAGTATGGTGAGAAACTCGACGAGGCATTTGCTGCATGGAAGGAAAAAGAATATCCGGTCCTTTCTGCCCTTAATGAAGAAGTGGTTGCAAGAGAGCTGATTGTAAGTCTTGCTGAAGATATCATTGCCGAATTTGAACACCTGACACTGATTGACAAATACGATGTATATCAGGTGTTGCTGGCCTATTGGAATGAGGTCATGAACGATGATGTGTCACTTATCATAAGCGAATCGGATGGCTACATCAACGCCAGAGCGACAGACAATATCGAGGAAGAAATTACGCAGGGAAAGAATAAGGGTGAAATGAAGGTCATCGGATGGGAAGGTCGTTTGATCCCGAAATCTATTGTAATAGATGCCTTTTTCCGAGAGGAAAAGAATGCAATAGAAGAAGCCGAGAACATTGTTGCGGAGACGGAATCTCAGCTTTCTACTCTGATTGAGAGTGCGGACGAAGAATCTGCTCTTGCTGATGTGGCTGAGAATGGAAAAGTTAAAGCCAAGGATATCGAAACAAAAATAATTGAATTGACAAGCACGATTGAAACAGAGGAAACTATAGAACTGGAAGTGATCCGCGCTGATCTTCATCTTGTAAATACGAAGAAACGAATGGAAGCATACCTTGTGGGGCATCCGCTTTGCAAGAGCGCAGTCAACGAAAATGGAAAAATTACAAAGAGCTCTATTGAATATCGGTTACGTATTATTCGTACAGAAGAATGTGTACCTGATAGCCTGCAGGATGATGTAAACCAGTTGAAGGCAGCTTTAGAACTTTGCGGCAAGGTATCTGATTACAATAAGGTTGTTAAAGATCTGAACAAGGCTCTGGATGAAAAGTGCCGGGCAAGATATGAAAGCTTTACAGATAATGAAATATTAGATTTGCTTGTGAACAAGAAGTGGTTTGATAGTATTTTCTCTGGGATCAGTGATTTATATATTGCGATTTCCCATCGCTTGACGAGTAGGATTATCGAACTTGCTGAGCGATATGAGAATACCCTTCCGGAGCTTGACAAAGTCATTACTGAATATGAGGCAAAGGTAAAGTCTCATCTGGAAAGGATGGGATTCAAATGGTAAAGGGATGGGTTGAAAAACCGATATTGGATGTACTGAAACCTAATGGAATCAAAATCGGCCCGTTTGGAAGTCAGTTAAAAAAAGAAATACTTTTGTCCGATGGACAATATCGGGTATATGGACAGGAAAATGTATACAATCATGATTTTAGCTTAGGTGACAGGTATCTTTCGAGAGAGCACTTTAATCGCCTGAACTCATGTGAAATTATTCCGGGTGATTTTGTAATGAGCACTATGGGAACAATAGGAAAATGTGCTATTGTTCCAGATTCAATACAGTGTGGAATAATGGATTCTCACTTGATAAGGCTTCGTATTGATGAAAAGAAGATTAATCCGAACTATCTACTTCAGCTTTTCTCTGATCAATATCATTATTTGAGCGATCAGACAGTAAGGCTGGCTGTTGGTGGGATAATGGATGGATTGAGTGTGGGTATAGTAAGTAATCTTAGCGCCATCTATCCTGAAAATCTTGATGAACAAAATGAAATAGTGTCTGTTTTATCAGATATGGATGAAGCAATTTCAAACTTACAAAAACTCATCCAGAAGAAGAAGGATATCCGTCAAGGAACATTGCAAATGCTTGTAACTGGAAAGAAACGACTGGAGGGTTTCTCAGAAGATTGGGTTAAGATTAATTTGGCAAAAAACTCAAGGCTTAAAGCACGTATAGGTTGGCAGGGATTAACTACAGCTGAATATTTGGATGAAGGTTATGCTTATTTGATTACAGGAACGGATTTTAAAGATGGGCGTATCAATTGGAATGGCTGTCATTATGTGAATTATGGCAGATACATGCAAGATCCGAACATTCAAGTCTCAAATGGCGATCTTCTTCTTACAAAAGATGGTACCATAGGTAAAGTTGCGTATATATCAGATTTAGATAGGCCAGCAACATTAAACAGCGGTGTGTTTGTTGTAAAGCCTATAACTAATGCGTATACAGCGCACTTCATGTTTTATGTGCTGGAATCTTCAGTATTTAAAGATTTTCTTCAGCAGTTGTCGGCAGGATCAACGATTAATCACTTATATCAGAAGGATCTTGTGAAGTTTGATTTGTATGTTCCGCCTACTACAGAAGAACAAGAAGCTATTACTGGTATCCTTTTCGATATGGATTTGGATATCTATAAACTCGAAGAAAAACTATCGAAATATCAGAAAATAAAACAAGGTATGATGGATGAATTGCTGACCGGCAAGGTCAGATTAGTGTAAGGAGGTGCCTGTCAGATGAGTATTGGCGATGCCGAAATCAAAACACAGGAAAGAGTGATCCGCTTTTTTAAAGATCCGGAGATCTTGGGCTACCAGTATATTGGTAACCTGTCAGATTATCAAAATAAAAACATCAAAGAAGATCGCCTGCGTCAGTACCTTCGACTGAAGGGCTATGCCGACAAGCTGATCGACGGAGCCATTACGAAGCTTCAACAGGAAGCGGGTAATCTCTCACGTGGGTTATATGACGCCAACAAAACTGTATATTCTCGTTTAAAGTATGGTATTCCGGTGAGCGAGAGTCCTGAAAAGTCTTCGGTGACTGTGCAACTTGTTGATGAGGAAAACCCTTTGAACAATGACTTTGCTATTGCTGAGGAAGTGACGGTCGTTGAGCAGTCAGAAAAGAGACCAGATCTTGTTGTTTATCTGAACGGTGTTGCTGTTGCTGTAATCGAGCTGAAGCGAAGCAGTATCTCTGTTTCAGAAGGCATCCGCCAGAATCTGACAAACCAGAAAAATTCATTCATACAGGGATTCTTTTCTACAATGCAATTTTGCGTAGCTGGAAACGAATCAGAAGGCCTGCGCTATGGCACGCTCCTGACCGGAGAGAAGTTTTATATGGAGTGGAAGGATGACGGATTCAAAGAACATGAAGAAGAGCGTGATCCGGTCGATGTCCGTATCAGTAAAACCTGCGAAGGCATAGAGAATAAACTCCTGAAGCAGATATATGCCATGTTCGATAAGGAACGTTTTATTGACCTTATCATGAATTTTGTTGTCTTTGATAAAGGCATCAAAAAAGTATGCCGGTACAATCAGTATTTTGGTATCAAGCGTACCCAGCAGAGGCTTACTAATCTGAGAACGGAGCTTCACAATCCGAACAGAGAACCGGATAAACCGTTGGGTGGTATCCTTTGGCATACACAGGGCTCCGGAAAAACGCTGACAATGGTATGGCTTGCAAAGTGGATTTTGACACATTGGGCAGAGCTTAATGCCCGTGTCCTTATCGTGACAGACCGAGATGAACTTGATGAGCAGATAGAAAAAACATTCACTGGCGTGGATGAGAATATTGCTCGAACCAAGAGCGGTAAGGATTTGCTGAATCGCCTGAATGTATATGATGATTCGTTGATTTGCTCGCTGGTGCATAAGTTTGGACGTCGTGGCGGTGAAGCGACAGAGAATGACTATGACAAGTACATAGAAGAGCTGAAAGCGTCCCTCCCTGCCAATTTCGAGGCAAAAGGAAATCTTGTGGTGTTTGTTGACGAATGCCACAGAACACAGTCTGGTAAGCTTCATACGGCAATGAAGACCATCATGCCGAATGCTGTATTTATAGGCTTTACGGGCACTCCACTGCTGAAAAGGGATAAGAAGATCAGCATTGAGGTTTTTGGTACATATATCCACGCTTACAAGTATAACGAAGGCGTGGCCGACGGTGTTGTTCTGGATCTTCGTTATGAATACCGCGATGTTCCACAGGATTTGTCTTCACAGGATCGAGTGGACCAGTGGTTCGACGTAAAGACCAGAGGCCTTTCCTCTCGTGCAAAGGCAAAGCTCAAGGAGAAGTGGGGCACGATGCAGAAGGTGTATAGCTCCCGCTCGCGTCTTGAAAAGGTGGCATGGGATATCATTCAGGACTTTAATATGAAGCCGCGTCTGATGGATGGAAACGGCAATGCGATTCTTGTAGCCGATGGTATTCCTACGGCCTGTAAGTATTATGAAATTTTCCAGCAGATGGGCTTTAAAAAGTGCGCCATCATATCTTCCTATACACCGAACAAGGGAGAACTGCGAACTGATACCGTCAGCGACGAGGATGATACCGAAACCTTCCTTAAATACGAGACGTATCTGAAGATGCTGGGACTCGATTCATCTGATCTTCCGAATGCGGGATCGGTTCAAGCCAAGGTGGAGGAATTTGAAAAGGAAGCAAAGCGCAAATTCGTAGAGGAGCCTGCGAATATGAAGCTCCTCATCGTCGTGGACAAGCTTCTCACTGGATTTGATGCGCCTCCATGCACCTATCTCTATATTGACAAAAGAATGCAAGACCACGGCCTTTTCCAGGCGATCTGCCGGGTTAATCGTCTGGATGATGATACTAAGGACTTTGGCTATATCGTGGATTACAAGCAGTTGTTTGGACAGCTCCAGACTGCAATGAAGGACTATACTTCTGGCGCTTTTGAAGGATATGATCCGGAGGATGTAAAAGGACTTGTCAAAGATCGCCATGATGCTACGGTATCCTATTTTGAGGAAGTGTATGATGCTGTCGAGGAACTCTGTGAAGGCGTCGAGGAACCTTGTGGAGAGATCCAGTACATTCATTATTTCTGTGGCGTTTCTGGACAGTCTGAGGAGAGCGACGAGATTTATGCACGCCTAAGAGAAAAACTCTATCGTCTTGTGAGCAGTCTTATCAGAGCCTTCGCGGAAGCAAAACCATATCTGATTGATGACATCTCATCTGGCAAATTGAATGAATATGATAAGAAGGTCACTTTCTACATCGAGTTGAAGAAAACTATCGGTACGGCCAGTGGAGACTTTCTTGATTTGAAGGCATATGAACCTGATATGAGAAAGATGATCGATAACTACATTACGGCCGCAGATGCCGAGAAGATTGGCGATTTTGATGATCTTACCCTATTGGATTTCGTAGCAAAGCAGGGTGAGACACTTACTGGTGAAGGTGATAGCGGCCACAAGGAAGGTGCAGCAGAGGCAATCGAGAATAACATCCGTAAGAAGGTTATCGAAAAGGTCACAGTCAATCCACGCTATTATGCAAAGATGTCAGAAATCCTTGATAAGCTCATTGAAGAGCGTAAGCAGGGAGTTCTTGACTACGCTGAGATGCTTGAGAAATATATAAAGCTGGCCAAGGATGTTGATTGCCCAGAGGATAACGACAAATATTCGGAAAGTATTCGCAAGAGTAAAGCCCTCATGGCTATTTATGATAACACTGGAGAAGATGAGGAACTTGCTATCAGAATTCACAAAGCTGTGAAAAAGCAGGCACTGTTTGGGTTCAGAGATAATCAGGTAGTAATACGAAGAATAAAGAAAGCACTCTATGAGATTTTGGGTGATGACTCTGAAGTGGAGCGCATCTATAAGATCATTGAAAAGCAGGAGGAGTTTTAATGCGCATTGTCATTTCCGGCATCCCGATTGATGTGCAAAAAAAGAATATAAAAAATATGCACCTTCAGGTGAAGCCGCCGGATGGACATGTGGTAATTTCTGCGCCTTTATCCGTGGACGATAAAGCTATAGAGGCTTATGCCAGAACTCAGCTGGGCTTTATCAAGAAGGCTATCGCGCAATTTCAGGATCAGCCAAGAGCATCGAAGCGGCAGTATGTTTCAGGTGAGACGATGTATATATGGGGAAAGCAGTACTTTCTTATCTTTAAGCCTGACAATCAAAAGAACAGTTTCGAGATTCAGAATCAAAATATTGTTCTATCCATGAGTGCCAAGAGTACCGTGAAACAGCGAGATGCTTATGTGAAAGAAGAATATCGAAAGATTCTGAAGGAAGAAATAGAAAAGCGTCTGCCTAAGTGGGAGGCGCAGACAGGACTTAAATGTGATTCTTGGCAAACAAAATATATGGTTACAAAATGGGGGGCCTGCAGTACGGGTAAAAAGAAGCTGTGGTTCAACCTGCAGCTCGCCCAGAAACCGTATGCCTGCCTTGACTATATTATTTTACATGAGCTTACACATTTAATCACAAGAAAGCATGACGCTACATTTATCGCTCACATGGATAAGTGCATGCCTAATTGGCGCGAAATTCGTAAAGAACTCAATGACATCAGGCTGGATTACTATGAAGCACAGGATGAAAGCCCACTGCAGAAACTGATCGACCACTCTCGTTATGACGATATACGGGATGCGGCCATAGCTTATATTCAAGAGGAACGTTCTGGTGACACGAAAAGGCTGTCGGTCGTTGATATGGAAATCGAGAATGTTATCCATATTGAACAGCCAGAAGATGGCATGATTGCATTCGATGTAATTGCATCATGCGATGTCGAAATGCCGTCCGCTTCTCACAAGGGATATTTTAATGAGCGCTGGCTTAAGATTCATTGCCAGGTCACTCTTGGCATTGATATGAGCGGGTTCCGAATCATGTCTGTTGGTAACTGTGAGCCGCAAGAGGAATCTGATAATGACCACCTGTCCGGAGAGCTTGTACCTATTATCTCTCGCGACCAGTTTGAAGACGAGACTGAAAAATTCCTGACAAGGTATTGTCCGGATGCGTTGGATAAACCGATGAGAGTTCCAATCGAGACGATAGCCAGCGATATGAAGTTACATGTTATCGAGGATGTACCTCTATCGGATGATCTTACTTATTTTGGGACAATCATATTTGATAACGGTAATGTTCTCGATAAGCACCGGAAGATTACAATTCGCAATGCTAAACGCGGAACTGTATACCTTGATCCGCGTGTTTCCTATGAGAGATCTGTAGGAACAAAGCGTACTACGCTGGCACATGAGTGTTTTCACTGGCACCGTCATCAGCCATATCATGTGTTGATGAAAATGATAGGTGCTAACGATAATCTTGGAAGGGCTATCCAGTGCCAAATAGCTGCAAACAACACTGATTCAAATAAATGGAAGGCTGTAGACTGGATGGAGTGGCAAGCCAAAGGCGTTGCTCAGAAAATCTTGATGCCCGCAAAAACGACGTGCTTGAAGGCAAATCAGCTTCTTGCAACTTATGGAGGGGTTGATGATGCGAGCATTACAGCCTATGAGAATGTCATTGATGAACTGGCGGAGCTGTTCGATGTGTCAAGACAGGCCGCAAAGGTTCGTTTGATGGATCTGGGGTATTCCAAAGCCGAAGGTGCATATCCGTTTGTGGATGGTCAGTATGTTCGTGGATATTCATTTGAAGCAGGTGCCTTGGATAGGAATCAGACATTCACCATTCCTTATGCCGATTTGTTTAAAGCTTATTGTTTCGACCGCGAGTTTAAGAAACTGATTGACAGCGGCCAGTTCGTTTTTACAGATCGTCACCTCGTTCTTAACAATGAGAAATATATAGCGAGGGATCAGGCCGGAAATGCGACACTGTCAGAATATGCACTCACGCACATGGATGAGTGCTGTGTTGTTTTCTCAAAGGGGTATAGCTATCAATCGAAATATCAAGGGGCAAAGTATTATACGCAGTTCATGCGGAACGCCGCTCCTGTTGAAAATCAGGTTGAGTATTCCTTTGAACTAAACGCGCATAACCGAACGCTACTCGACCAGATTCAGAACGCCAAGCGCCGGTCAGAAGCCCTGCGAAGATATCCCGGTTCCTTTGCCGAAACGCTGGTAGCTTTACAAAAAGAAAGAAAGCTCTCAAATAAACAGTTAGCAGACCGTTCGCTTGTAGGAGAAAAGACCATCCAGCGTTTGAGAAATGATGAAGAGTATCCAACATCTGTACAGACAGTTCTGGCGTTATGCGTAGGACTAAAGCTGCCACTGCCGGAGGCTGAAATGTTTCTTGGTAAAACGGACTTTAAATTAAATTCATTGAAGGGCGAAGGATACGTTTATCAATGCGTAATGGGAGCCTGTGCAGAGAATTCAATTTATGAAATAAATGAAATGCTTAAAGAAAACGGAATTACTCCTCTGGGGAGCGATCCCGATCTTCAATAAGAGGATGGATTGATGTGAAATGACGGATTCAGAATATGGTTTAATAGAATAAATGGAAGGCTTTAGGACGCGTTTCATAATTCCTGTTTACCAGTATAATTATGATTTCTCAATCAGAACGGCAATTTGCCAGTGTGAGCTTTGGATAGATAATATAGAGACATAGAAAGAAGAGGAACTCTATCAATTCATATCTGAAACGGAACTGAGTATGGTGGCAGAAGTGCTGGTTTCGTATGGAGGAAAAAGTAATGGAGGTGTGATGTAAATGCAATACGATTGGATAGATTTTTATACAGAGTTTGCTACTAAGCTTCTTCCTTTCAAAACTGATAGAAAGGCTCTTATTCAGAAAATATATGCGGTGTATGACACTGTTGGAATTAGCGTTCCGAAACTTGAAAGTGGTGATGCGATTGTTGATATTGATCCGTTTACCATCTTTGGCACATTTAACAAGGGAATAACAAATGCTAATAGAATTGCTATTCTTAACGGGATAGCGTCAGAGTTTGGAATTGCTGCAACTGTGCCGAGCAATTTTGATGGAATCCCGGTTCTTAATAATCTGAAGGCTACGTTTTATGGATTTAAGGATGATAGAAAAGCAAATGATATTGATAACTTGTGGAGTTTGTTTGAGGTAGCTCTTGCATTGGCTGACAATGACACAGAAGATAACCGTCAGAAATTCTCCGAGGCTTATGACAAGGTGCATGATCAGCTTTGCATTCGCTGGAATATTACGATGGGCCTTTATTGGATTCGTCCTTATACATTTATCAACTTGGATTCCAGAAATCGCTGGTTTATAGCAGATGCCCAGAATATGCCTGGCGAGTTTGTTGTCGCAGCCGAGAAGAAGCTTAAGAAAGTGCCGTATGCTGCAGATTATCTTGAAATAAAAGATTTGTGTAAGAAAGCTCTGGATGCAGGTGAATATGAATACAAGAACTTTCCTGATTTATCCTTTACGGCCTGGGTGATCTCTGAGCAAGTCAATCAGGAAAAGGCTGCTGAAAAAGATAAAAAGACTTCGAAAGCGGAATTTCTTAAGTGGTTTATGCCATTGCTACAGGCGTTACGCGATTTAGGAGGATCTGCGACACCGGTAGAAGCGAGAAAGAAAATTATAGAAAACGAGCATTTGTCGGATGAGATAGTAAGCGAAACCAGAGGGAAAACGAAGGTTAACAAATTTGAAAATGAAGTTGCTTTCGCCAGAAACTATCTCGTTGGAGCGGGATATATTGATAAAAGCGTAAGAGGTGTGTGGACACTTACTGAAGCAGGCAAATCAGTGGAATTAACAGCGGAGATGGCATCTGATATTTTCAAAAAAGGTGTCTCTGATGCAAAGAGTAAGAAAACGAATGATAGCGATGCTCTTGCAGATAGTGATGTCGATACAGTTCATTACTGGATTTATGCTCCGGGACAAAACGCTGATAAATGGGAAGAGTGTTATAAGAACGGTTATATGCTACTGGGCTGGGGTGAGATTGGAGATCTTGGAGTATTCAGCTCTAAGGATGAAATGAAACAGCAGATGAAGAAAGAATACGGTGATAGCAGTTCCTATAAGAATTCAGCTCATGCTACTTGGCAGTTTGTACATGATATTAAGATTGGCGACGTGGTATACGTAAAAAAAGGCAATAATGGAATTCTTGGCAAAGGAATTGTTGAGTCTGATTATGAATATGATGCAGATCGCACAGATGAATATTCCAATGTTAGAAAAGTAAATTGGACGAACAAGGGCGATTGGACAATTAATCATCAGTCCCCTCAGAAGGCTCTGACCAATATTACGCCATATAGGGACTTCGTACAAGAAATTAAGGCTTTGTTTGAGGAAGACGATATTGTAGATGATGAGCAGGAAATTGCCTATCCGGAGTACACGGCAGAAAATTTCCTGGATGATGTGTACATGTCTGAAGATAATTATACCAGATTAGTTGGTTTGCTTAGAAATAAGAAAAATATTATCTTGCAGGGTGCACCAGGAGTAGGAAAAACATATGTTGCTAAGCGCTTGGCCTATTCTATGATGGGTGTAAAAGATGTAGAGCGTGTCATGATGGTACAGTTCCATCAGAGTTATTCCTATGAAGATTTTATTATGGGCTTTCGTCCATCTGCTACAGGATTTGAACTGAAGAAGGGGGCATTCTACAATTTCTGCAAGAAGGCCGAGGTAGATAGTGATAATGAGTATTTCTTTATCATAGATGAAATCAATCGTGGCAATCTGAGTAAGATCTTTGGCGAGCTGTTTATGCTGATTGAAAATGATAAGCGAGGAAATGCGCTACAGCTTCTGTATTCGGATGAAAAGTTTGCAGTGCCGAAGAATGTCTATATTATTGGCATGATGAATACTGCAGACAGAAGCCTGGCTATGCTGGATTATGCACTTCGTAGAAGGTTTGCTTTCTTTGATATCAAGCCGGGGTTTGAGACTCCGGGGTTCCGTGAGTATCGCATGGCATTAGATAATGAGAAGTTCAACAAACTGATCAGTTGCGTCGAGAGTTTGAATAGAGAGATTTCCGTCGATGAATCTCTGGGCGAAGGGTTCTGTATTGGTCACAGCTACTTCTGTAATTTACAGCCTGATACAATTGACGATAGTTGGCTTTATGGTGTTGTGGAATATGAGCTGATACCTTTATTGAAAGAATACTGGTTTGATGAACCTATGAAGGTGAAAGATTGGAGCGAAAATCTAAGGAGTACGATTAAGTGATACCGATTCAAAACATCTATTATATGCTGTCCTATGCATTTCAGGTATTGAATGAGCAAGGTTATAAGAATATAGCCACAGAACAATTTAATAATACTGGCGAGCTGATGGCGGCTATCTTAGAAAAAGGTATCGCGATTCAGCTAAAGAGAGGACTTGGCAAAGAATATATTCCGCAGACGGAGACGCTCTCTTCTCTGCGAGGAAAGATTGATATTGCAGAGTCTATCAAGACACAGTCAATGTTACGGAAACAGCTAATCTGTACATACGATGAGTTTTCGGTTAACAGCATCATGAATCGGATCATCAAATCTACAGTTGAACTTCTCCTTCGTTCGAATATATCGAAACAGCGCAAGAAAAATCTTAGAAAGTTAATGGTGTATTTCAGCGAGGTGGATTTTATTGATTTGTATACGGTAAATTGGAATGTTCAGTACAATCGAAATAACCAGACTTATCGTATGCTAATTTCAATATGCTACCTGGTAGTAAAGGGTCTATTGCAAACACAATCGAATGGGCATACCAAGTTGATGGACTTTTTAGACGAGCAGCGAATGTGTCGATTGTATGAGAAGTTCATCCTGGAATATTACAGGAGAGAGTTTAAAAATCAGATTACCGCAAATGCATCACAGATTCCTTGGCAACTGGACGATGAAGAAAACTCTATGTTGCCTGTGATGCAAAGTGACATTATGCTCCAAAATGGTGAGAAAGTTCTTATTATTGACGCAAAGTACTATGAGCACAGCACACAGGTGCAGTTTGACAAGCATACACTTCATTCAGGCAATCTTTATCAGATTTTTACTTATGTGAAAAACAAGGAATATGAAATGAGAGAGAAGGACCACACGGTTTCGGGAATGCTTTTGTATGCCAAGACTGATGAAGAGATATATCCGAATAATGTGTATCAGATGAGTGGAAACCAGATTACTGTCAGGACTCTGGATTTGAATTTACCATTTGATGAAATAGCAGGACAGCTAAATACAATAGCAAAAACGCATTTCGATTTATAAAGGAGGCATCCTATTTGAAAAAGAAAAAAGATGAAATAACCATCCGTTCCAGCGCAGCGGAATATCTGACCTATGTTGCCTCTGTTGGTGATCAGCAGGACAGTATTGAGATGCGCTACGAAGATGAGAATATATGGCTGACACAGAAGATGATGGCCACACTATATGATGTAGATGTTCGTACAATCAATGAGCATATTAAGAAGATTTATTCCGACTCAGAGCTTGAGGAAGAGGCAACTATCCGGAATTTCCGGATAGTTCAAACCGAAGGTTCACGCCAGGTCACTCGTGATACGAAACATTATAATCTTCAAATGATCATTGCTGTTGGATTCAAGGTCAATTCTGAGCGTGCGGTGCAGTTCCGTAAATGGGTCAATCAAATTGCCAAGGACTACACCATCAAAGGCTGGGTTATGGATGACGAACGTCTAAAAAATGGTGGATCAGTGCTTACAACAGAATATTTTGATCGTTTGCTTGAGCATATTCGTGAGATCCGTTTATCTGAGCGTAGATTCTATCAGAAAATAACGGACATCTATGCTACAGCTCTTGATTACGACCGCACAGCCAAAACAACAAAGCAGTTTTTTGCCAAGGTGCAGAACAAGATGCATTATGCAGTTCACGGACATACGGCAGCAGAGTTGATTTATGAGCGAGCAGATGCTGATAAGCCACATATGGGGCTGACCACGTGGGCAGAAGCACCGGAAGGCAAGATTGTAAAAAGTGATGTGAGCGTTGCAAAGAATTATCTTTCAGAAAAGGAAATGCGTTCATTAGAGCGTATCGTTTCGGCTTATTTGGATCTGGCAGAGGATCGAGCAGAGCGTCATATCCCGATGACGATGGAGGATTGGTCAAAGCGACTGGATCTATTCCTGATGGCTGATGACAGAGAGGTCCTTCAGGATGCAGGCAAAATTACTGCTGAGATTGCCAAGGCAAAAGCTGAGACTGAATTTGAAAAGTATCGTGTTATTCAGGACAGATTGTTCATGTCTGACTTTGATAAATACATGCTGGAACTGGAAGAGAATGCGAAGAAGTAGTAGCATCTCCATTAAAATTTTCAGCTTGCCAAGGTCGAGTGCATGGAAGCAAGGCCATCAGTTAGGGCTAAAAATAGCCGTTGACCTGTTTTTGTAGGAAGAACGGACAAGGTTGAGACGATGGCGGGTCCTCGCAAAATTTGACTTTTATGTTTGAATCACTATAATAGTAGAAACGAATAAAAAAGTTGAACTTTTTCCGTGGACGAACGAGGTTCAGGTTGTGATATGGATAGCAGAATGTATCAAGATATTTTTTCTACAGAATTTGTTGATATGTTTCCGTAAACAAACGGAGATATTTTGGTGCAAACCATATTAGTCTGGATAGGTTCCAGATAACCGACATCAATCCGGACCTATCGAGCCATGTTGAGACGGTTGTCTTGCTTTCCAAGGGTATAATCGACTCTCAGAAAGTAAAGGTTGAAATGTCTCTCGCAAATATGGATATGTCCAGATTTAAGAAGGGAGCCACATACGAAGCGATTAAGGACTATGTGAAGGAACAGACCGGATACAAGGTATCAAGTCTGTATATTGCGCAGGTAAAGGCAAAGCATGGACTTGATATGAGGGAGAATTTCAATCTTCCGAAGAGTGAAGATGCTAGGCAGCCAAAGTGCCCGGCTGAGAAGGAGAAGGCAATTGAGGATGCTTTGAGACATTTTCAGATGATATAGGAGTACAAATGCTATTGATAGGACATCAACCATAGAGGGTTGGTGTCTTTTTTTGAGAAATCTAAAACATAGACTATCTTTTTTGTGTAGTCAGTTGTTATACATATTAGAATGGAATAAACGTTTATACATTACTGAAATGGGAAAGGAGGGCAACTTGAATGATTTTCTTTTAATCCTACAAATGAAACAGGGCAACGAAAAGGCTTTTGATAAATTTGTACGGAAATATTATGCAGAAATTCTATCCTATTGCAGATATCATTGTTTGGATCAGGCAGAAGCAGAAGATCTCACACAGGAAACCTTCCTTCGATTTATGGAAAATATTGCATCTTATCAGCATATTGGGAAAGCAAAGAATTATCTGTATGTGATAGCAGGTAATTTATGTAAGAACTACGCAAAGAAATGGAAGGCAGAGAGTGTAGAGCAGGAAATATTGGAAAGAGAGCTGGTTTCGGATGGCGGTATTCATAGGAAAGAAAAACGAATGGATGTGGAACAGGCACTTGGCAGGTTAGCCCCAGAGTTAAGAGAAGTGATACTGTTAATTTATTTTGGAGACTGTAAGCTAAAAGAGGTAGCTGATATCTTACAAATTGGCTTGCCGCTGGTTAAGTACCGACATAAAAGGGCAAAAGAAGAATTAAAAAAACTTTTGGGAGAGGAGGACTCTGATGAATTTGGAAAAGATGATACAAAACTATAAAATGGAAACAAAAGTTATTCCAAGAGAAGAAAAGATTCTGGAAACGATTCAAAAATCGAAGGAAGTTATGATGGAAGTTCAGTCTGAACATACGATGAGCTATGGAGAGTTTTTATTTTCTCAATTTCGGCTGATTCGAAAGAGATGGTGGATGTTGCAGGCAGCATTACTGATAGTGACATTTTTTCTCATGAATTATCTGGATGATAGCGAATATTTGATGAGAACACTGGGAACTTCCTCTGTCCTTTTTATCGTTATGATCATTCCGGAATTTTGGAGAAACAAAGAAAGTGATTCCTTACAGGTTGAGGCAGCGTGCCTATATTCCCTCAGACAGATATATTCCGCACGAGTATTTTTGATAGGAGTGGCGGATGTATTTATGATAACGCTATTTATGTTCGTTTGCTGTGTGGGTATGAGAATGCAGTTTATGGATATTTTGGTGCAGTTTTTGTTCCCAATGGTCGTTGCTGCTGGAATCTGCTTTGCCATGTTAAACAGCAGCGCTTTGAATGAGGCAGCATCCATGCTCGGTTGCTTTTTGTGGAGTGTGATCTGGTGGATGGTTACAATGAATGATTTTATTTATGCTAAGATTACATTTCCTGTATGGAGTATCTTATTTGGATTAGCAAGCTGTTTCCTGATTGGTGCTGTGTATAAGGCAATACATGACTGCAACCGCTTATGTTCGACGATGGAGGGAAATCTATATGAAATTACAAATGGTTAATGTTACAAGAAAGTTTGGGGACTTTCGGGCAGTAGAGAACTTAAACCTGACGATAGAGAATGGAGTATATGGACTTTTAGGTGTGAATGGTGCAGGCAAGACAACGCTTATGCGAATGATCTGTACCCTTTTGCCACCGACACGCGGACAGATTCTGTGCGATGGAAAGGATATTTTCAAAATGGATGGAGAATATCGAAATTTGCTTGGATACTTACCTCAGGAGTTCGGATTCTATCCGGATTTCACAGTAAAAGACTATTTACTGTATATTGCCAGCTTAAAGGGTATTCGACCTATGGTTGCTGGTAAACGGGTAAAGGACTTGCTTGCACAGGTTGGACTTACAAAGTCAGCAAATAAGAAGATGAAGAAGCTGTCCGGTGGAATGAAACGTAGAGCAGGAATTGCCCAGGCAATGCTAAACAATCCCAAAATTCTTATTTTGGATGAGCCTACGGCTGGACTTGATCCGACGGAAAGGGTGCGTTTTAGAAACCTGATTAGTGAACTCTCAGAGGATCGGATTGTTATTTTATCGACGCATATTGTTTCAGATGTAGAGTATATTGCCAATGAAATCTGGCTGATGAAGGATGGACAAATCATGCAGCAGGGAAACCTTGATCAGACACTTGCTTCTATGCAGGAAAAGGTATATGCGTGTGAAGTATCACAGGCAGATGCAACGAAGATGATGAAAAAATTTAAGGTGTCTAATATGAAATCGGAAAGGGGAATGGTGGAATTGCGTATTATTGCCGGTGAGCCACCGATTGCTGGAGCATCTGTGGTGGAGCCGACATTGGAGGATGTGTTCTTATATTATTTCGGTGAAAAGGGTGGTGAGATGGAATGATTAGATATGAGATTAAGAAAATCTTTTCTAAGAGCCTCAGTAAAGTATCATTGGTCGTGTTGTTATTTTCACTTTTGATATCCTGCTATTTCGCAATCACGAATGTCAGTTTTTTGGATGAGCAGGGCAAATCTCATACAGGAATCGCAGCAGCAAAGAGTCTGCGGGAAGAAAAGCAGAAGTGGAAAGGTGTTTTAGATGAAGCAGCATTACAAGCGGTCCTGGATGAATATAAAAAGATTAGTGAAGAATATCCCATTCGCCCTGGAGATGATTCTGCTAACTTATTGCATGATTCCAAGGTACAAGGGTTTTCAGAAATCAAGGACATGATCAATATGGGATTTTGCGAATTTAGAGACTTTAATTATTATCGTATTGATTCCTTATCGAAAGAAGAAGTGGGACAGATCTATGAGAACCGTGGAAAGAGTTTGGAAAAATGGTTGAACTCCGAAGATGCTGATGGTTTATTCGATGAAAACGAGAAAGCATTTTTGATAGAGCAGTACCGTGAGATGAAAGCACCTTTATACTATGAGGACTACGATGGCTGGAAATCAGCACTGAGTTACGCTCAGACGATTATTATGCTCATTATGCTTGTGTCAGCATTCTTGGTGTCAGGTATCTTTTCCAATGAATTTAGTTGGAAATCAGATTCCATATTTTTCTCAACAAAATATGGAAGGGATAGGGGAACGAGAGCAAAGATCATGGCAGGATTTATCGTGGTATCAGTTATTTACTTTATTGTAATATCGCTGTATTCACTTGTGGTATTGGGATGTCTTGGATCGCAAGGTGGAAATGTCATGATACAGACAGGCTTCTGGCATTGGAAATCTTTTTACAATATCACCTATATGCAGTTGTATTTGCTCACGGTAGTTGCCGGATATATTGGAACCGTATTTTGCCTGTTTCTGTCTATGCTTGTGTCAGCAAAGACGCATACAGCAGTTGTTGCGGTTACAATACCTTTTGCAATCCTGTTTTTACCACTGTTTGTATCAAATTTCGATTTCTTATCGGGAATATTGGGTGTGTTCCCAGACCGCTTGCTACAGATCAATGAGATTATCAATACATTTGATTTATATCATATTGGCGGTAAGATTGTCGGCTCGATACCAATCATGCTGGTCATTTATCCAATCCTAAGTATTTTGATGGTTCCGCTTATGTATCATGTCTATCATAAAACGGAGATTAAGTAGATGAAAAGGAAAAAGAGCTTTCTGAAAAAGATAACTCTGTTGTTCGTTCTTTTCTTTCTTATTCATGTAGGACATACATTTGTAACCAATGATGCGGTCGGGCTACCGGAAAAGTTACAAGGTTTTGGGACTATAAAACAGGAAGAACATCCCATTGCAAGTGATAAGTATGGATGGGAATTGGTGTTGGTAAATCGGGATAATTATATTCCAGATGATTATGAAATGGATCTCATGGAATTGAGTAATGGTCAGAAAATAGATTCAAGAATCTATCCATACTTGCAGGAAATGTTTGATGATGCGAGAAATGCAGGTGTATATCCGTTTGTTAGAAATGGTTACAGAACAGCAGAGGAGCAGCAACAGATTTTAGATGACAAGATAGCCGCATATCGAAGTGAAGGTTATACAAAACACATGGCAGAGGAAACAGCAATGGAATGGGTAGCATTACCGGGGACAAGCGAGCATCAGCTTGGACTTGCGGTAGATATCAATGCAGATACTTCTAAATGTTCTCGTGATGATGTTTATAACTGGTTACTGGAGAATTCATACAAATACGGATTTATTCAAAGATATCCGTCCGGAAAGACAAGCATTACAGGAGTTGCTAATGAACCGTGGCATTATCGCTATGTGGGAAAAGAAGCAGCAGAGGAGATTCATCAGAGTGGATTGTGCTTGGAAGAATATGTGGAAAATCTTAAATAGAATAAAAAATTTTAAATATTCTATTGACTCCTACGTTGCGTAATAGTTTAAAGTAAGGTTACCAAGTGAAAGAGAGGAATCCGCTATGATGACAATACATGAAGTAAGCAAACTTGCAGGGGTGAGTATACGCACCTTGCAGTATTATGACAAAATTGACCTGTTGCATCCGTCAGGACATTCAGATGCAGGATACAGGCTGTATGACGATACAGACCTGGAGAGGTTACAGCACATTTTACTTTTTCGTGAACTGGAATTTCCTTTAAAAGACATAAAGGCGATTCTTAACAGTCCGGATTTCGATAGAGAAAAAGCATTGGAGCAACAGATCGAGTTGCTTAAGCTTAAGAAAGAACATATTGATAATCTTATGAACTTTGCACTTGGAATAAAATTGTTAGGAGTGAAGAACATGGATTTTAAAGCGTTTGATCGAAGTAAATTGGATGAATATTCTAAACAGGCAAAGGAACTGTATAGTAACACCCCAGAGTATAATGAGATGGAAGAGAAACAGAATAATCGTTCGGCAGATGATGATAAGCTTTTAGCAGATAGATTTATGCTGCTTTTTAAAGAAGCTGGTGGCTTAAAAGAATGTGGCGCAGCATCATCTGAAGCACAAGATCTTGTTAAGAGAATACAAAATTTTATTACAGAAAATCTGTATACTTGTAGTAACAAGATTCTCAGAGGTCTTGGTAAGATTTACTCAGGTGGTGGTGAAATTACGAAAAATATTGATGAATATGGTGGTGAAGGAACGGCAGAGTTTGTGGCTAGAGCAATTGAAATTTATTGTAAAAAATATGATGAGGAATAAAAGGTTTTGAAAGCTGACTTGAAAAAGTAAATTCCAGTGCAAAAGTAAATTCCACAGCATTTTAAAT